ATGAAAAAGATTAAAATTATTTTGATGTTTTTACTTATCTTCGCTGCTTTCCCTCTAAATAACGCTCTTGCTTATCAGGGTGGCCTTTTAGATGGAAAAACAATGACCATGGGTAGAGGAGTTAACTCAAATACAGGTGGAACTACTACAGTAGCTACTGATGGAGATAACTCGACAATACTTTCTTTACCTGATTCCTCCGGTCAAAATCCCTATACTATATGGTACACTTTTGATACAACTGTAGATCTAGACTCTTATCAGATTTCTATGAAAGGCACCAAGCTAACCTTATCTTTACATGATTCTAATGGTAATTATATTGTGACAAATAAAATCATTGAAGATACGAATGGGAATAGAATTGGGCTCTCCGCTAAATCAGTAAAATATGTATCGCTGAGGAATAATGGCAGTGGTCCCATTCAAATCAATGACTTCGATATTTTCGGTAGTTTAACACCAACTTCAACACCAACACCAACACCAACACCAACACCAACACCAACACCAACACCAACACCAACACCAACACCAACACCAACACCTACTCCAGTACCTACAAGTACCCCAAGCCCAACTGTTACACCATCACCGACACCAACAATGACGCCTGAACCTACAGTAACTCCAGAGCAGCCTTCAGGTGATCGCGCTATCCTTACAATCACATTAATTAATGGGACAGAAAAGGAATACGATCTCCCGATCGCTGAAGTAGATGCTTTCTTGAAATGGTATGACTCCCGTGATGCTGGTCGAGGACCTGGATTATATGCTATTGATAAACACTCAAATAACAAAGGTCCGTTCAGCAAACGTAAAGACTATGTTGTATTCGATAAGATACTTACCTTTGAAGTTAGTGAGTACACAGCACAATAAACAGAAAAATAACCCGTCGACCAATTAAGGTTGACGGGTTATTTTTATCTATGCTCTAGATTCAGACCGCTCTCGAACGAAATGGGTGCCCACAATCTTAATTGAGTCTGGTGTGTAACCTCTACAATGACGTCATTATCCATGAAGTGACGGATCAGGTCCGGATCTTCTCGGTAACATAGAGATACCCTAGATTAAGTCAGTGCTGCCGTCAGAAACTCTGAATCTGATACCAACACCTCATTTGTAACACTCACCTCTTTCAATAATCCCCCATTGCAGGCAGGGATCTATTAGCCTGGCTGAAAAAACACCATTTCACCAATAAGCCTGGAACCCCCCCCCCCACTTACCAATTAAAATTGACGAAGTGATACTTATTGTTTTGTATGTATTGAATTTTTTCTTATCCATAACTCTCAGATGTATAGTATGTATCAGTAATTCCCTCAAGTATGTACTGCATAATCTTAAAATCTATTACTATTTCAAATTTTAACATGAAAAATTTTCAATTTATGTATTGTAATTACTATATAAAAAATGTAAACTTTTACAAGTAGTCGAACTTTGTCTACAAATAACTTTTAAGAGGTGACTTATGGAATTAAAAAAAAGAACAGTACTAATGTTTACCGCTGCTATCTTATTTTTGTGTTCTGGGAGTGTAAGTGCGTCGTCTGAACTTGATTCTTATGATTACACAAAAGAAGAATTGTCTTTTAGACAGCAATTCGGATTAGACACTAATATCAGCAAGGTAAAACAAATGGACTCCAAAGATGACAATATAATGGTAGACTCTAAGTTCGGAGTTAGGTTGACAAAACTAGAGGAAGAACAGCTCATAAAGCGTATCAATCATCAAACAGAAAATTTACCCTTAGTTAAAGAGTACCTAGATAAAAATATAAAAGATGGGCTTGTTTTTATTGACCAAAAGTCTGGAGGGATTATAAACGTTGGTATTAAAGCTGATACTAATAAAGATCAATATGAATCTGATTTCAAAAAAATATATGGTGACTCCAGTTTAATAAATGTCTTTGTTACAAAATATTCTGAAAACGATTTAAACGAGCTTAATGAAAAATTAATTTCTTTGATAAATACTGATTTTAACGGAGTTACGATTACCGATACGTTAGTAGATTTAGCAGAGCAAAAAATACAGGTGGGTGTGAAGGACTTTAATGAAACGAAGAGAAAGATATTAGAAGAAACTTTTAACGCCGATATGTTATCTATAAGAGAATCTGCTGTCGTTTCGGATGATGTTGACAGAAATTCAACTTACAATCCTCTTCAAGCAGGGACAAAAATAGTTAACAATAACACCGGTGGTTACTGTAGCATAGGTTTTTTGGCTAAACCATCAGGAAGCATTTCAGGATACATTGTTACTGCCGCCCATTGCGGGACTGCCGGTAACTCCTTCAATCAAGGTACTAATAATGTTGGTGCGATAGGTACAAGAGTCTATGGTGGAAGTGTTGATGCTGCAACAATAGGTACATCAAGCTTATCCTATTCCAATGATCTCTATACATCTTCCAGTAGAGCAGGATATTTCGATACTGTTCAGGCAAACGACTTCGCAGGAAGTATGGTTTGCATGTCTGGAGCTTCATCAGCCACTAATCCAGTATCGTGTGGAACAATATTGAGCAAATCTGTATCATATAGTATTGATGGGGTAACTTTTAGTAACTTAAGATCAGCTAGCTACACCTCTGCACCCGGGGATAGTGGCGCACCAACATATTATGGTACTGTATTAATGGGAATCAATAAAGGTCGTCATAATGGAAATGCTGTTTATTCTTATATTGGTAATGTACTAAATGCTATGCCTGTACAACCGATTTTAAACTAATGTCGTAACCACTAGAGGAGAAGGTCCATGTTTCAAAAACCACGTACTACTATTAAATGGACTCTTATTTTTGTTTTTTTGTTATTAGTCACCGCCTGTAATAAGAATGATGAAGTTTTGAAAGGAATTGTACACACAATAGATTTAGAAAATAAAAGAATTTTAGTAATTTCTGAATTAAAAGAAGAAGACTTGAACAAGGATTTCAAAGAAGTCCTTGACTCTGGTGAGTATTCCCAGGCCATTTGGGTAAGTAAGGTTACAACTTCTAAATATAAAAAAGGTGATCAAATTGAAATATCCTATGACGTAAGTGATGATTCATTTCCAGCACAAGTGACCGCAAAAAAAATCACTAAAATCAAGAATTGAACAATGAAAAATAGAATCTACTATGAGGAAGCGGCGTCCCCAAAGGGAAGCCGCTTTTTTGTGTAGAATTAAAGAAATATGGGACATTAAATAAATTCAACATCGCTCTTAAGGGTGATTTCTGAATCAGGATACCCTTCCGAACAGTTAAGGTTAATAGAGTTTTTTTGCCCTTATGCCAAAACCATCCTAAACTCAAATTCACTTCTCATGTAATAAGCATCCGCAACTTTAACGCTAACTGGACTCCATTTTTGTACTGGACCTCCACAATCAATTATACAGCTAGCTAGATCACCTCTACGTTCAAGTATATCAACTTCAGACTGTTTTAAAGCAGCCGTTAGAAATTCTGCATCCGTGTTCAAGACTTTGTATATATTACTCAAGAAAACACTCCTAATGATTGTAATAGTCCTCTAAGGCATCTAACATATCTGCCTCACCAACCCATTGATTTTCGGCTTGTTTTACCAAATAATTTTCAAGTTCCTCTACGACCAGTTGTGTTGCAATAGATTCTTGTTTGAAATCATCTTTCAATGTTTTGTATAATAACCCTCTGAACTGCACGATGCTGTTTAAACCTGAACAGTTCAAATCTTCTTCAATATGGGGGTGGAATGTTTCCCGCTTATCTTTGCTTGCAGAAAAGTCTTTAAAATTTTTCGTTATAAAGAATATCCTATCTTCTTCATTAAGTGGGATATAATCTTTAATACTTATTAATGTTTCTATAATTAACGCATCCTGATAAGATGGATCGTTACGATGGAGTGGGCATTTTTTAAACACCTTTCTTCTGAACACTCTCGAAAGTAATTTTTCATCTGTTTCAATTTTTATTGAATTTGTATTATTAAATAATCGATTGACTCTGTTTATACTACCTCTTATATATTTTTCCTTATTCCTTTCAAGAAAGAATATCACTATATTCTCGTAACGAACTTATAGTTCTTTTAGTCATGTCTTTATATTTTCTGTCTTTGGACTCAACATTTATCCAATAGCTCTTATCTAATGTTGCGATTGTTTGCTTAAGTTCAACTCCAATACCTTCAATTAAAACAGGAATACGCCTTAACGTTTCAACAACCACTATCTCAGGAATAATTAGGCTTACATCTCCCCAATCTAATAAATCTTTTATATGGGAATGTGCTATAGACGGAGCATCTGGTGCCCTACTCACTACCATATCTAAGTAAATATTTGTATCTAAAAATAAATATTTCACCAATTAATTCCTACCTTCGAGAATATTTTTTCTCCAGTTTATTCTTTATGGAACAATCTGTAAACGACAAAAAAACCACCTGCCGAAGCTAGTGGGCATGCTTTCTTACTCTTTTGTTGTCCCATCCCTCTTACTAAACGCTAACTCAAACAATCCTGTAGCTGATAGCCCCGCAAGGCCACCAGACCATAAACGTAACACTAAAGATAAGTCCGTAAATGGATAAGCTACAACCCCGATCAACAAGCCGATGACTAAACCGATTGCAGGAAGCACGTTGTTAGAAACATTAAAAGTTTTCTTTACAAACTGTACCCCTGCTAATACAAAAACAGCGATCACCGAGGCGAACGCCAGTACATTAGTTAGGTTTTGATTATCCATCAATTATTTATCCCCTCTCTTAAATAAACCTAGATTAAAGAACATCTACTCCCTTAATTCACTTGTATTCGTGTATATTCAAAAGTCTACTTTAACAGCTTTTTTAAGACTTATTACTCTTAACTAATCGCTGATATTCATTTGTATTCGCCGAGAATGTTATTTTTAACGTTATTTTTTTATATGTTAATCTACTTAAGACCAACGCATTACGAGTGCGACCCGCTCCGAGCTAGCCGTGCATGGCTGGTCTTCACATATATTGTTCTTTGTTAAATACATAGCTTCATTTTCCTAAATCTGCTAAACTGATTTTGTAAAAATATCAGGAATAGTGGGGGTAACGATGGGGAAAAAGTTAAGTTTGTTGCTATTGGCAATGCTGTTTGTAATCAGCGGGTGTTCAAGTGATTCCGGCAGTTCTGTAAGTGCTGGCGATGTTATTACCAAATTTAAAGAGGCTGGATTAGAAGCAGAAGACGCAAGGGCGCTGACCAGTGAGGATATGGGTATTGCTCCTATGGCCTTTGAAGAAGGGCAACGTTTTGTTTTGCCATCGCTTGGTGAAGATGTTGGCGCGCGAGTTTTTGTTTTCAAAAAAACCAGTGATCTTGATGATTTAAAAAAGTATTATGATGAAATGGGAAAAGCCTCTGCAATGTTTTTTAGCCACACCTATGCAAAGGATAAGGTTCTACTTCAACTTCCAGGGAAACTTGAAGAAGAGCAAGTGAACAAATATAAGGAAGTTATGGACAAACTATAAAATCAAGCCCCGCTGATTAAACGGCGGGGCTTTTCATATTTCTAAACGCTTGGGAATTTAATATGTAGCAGCAATAATTTCGGACATCTCTATCCAATCCCAATCGTCATCTGACCATCGGAGCTTGATCCGCTTAAGCTTCCGATCCACCTGCATGACAATGCCTTTATAGAGCACTTCTTTATAGAGGTCAAATAGTTTTATCGTAACCGGTTCGTGGTCGGCCATGGAATGATACAGGGCTAGATCAATTAACTCCCATTCCTGTTCATCCAGAACCGGCCTTTCCTTTTTCATTTATGCGAACATTCGTTCTTTATGCAATGGATCTTTTTAGGTTGTCGCTTCTTATAAGTGAATCTTATATAATGTTTAAAACGCGTAGAGGTGTGAATATGAATAACAAAGAAAAAAGAGAACCTGTGACCATGAACGTTAAGGAAATAAGGCAAGAAATCCGGGCTGCCGTTTCAATGGGAGAACAAATCGTCGTCTTTATATCTCATACCCGCGAGCGAATTAAGGGAATCGCAGGACATTCGAATGATCCAAAGAGAGTGAAAATTACCACTGATGAAGGTCTAGTGTGGGTACCGATCAGTAATGTGGAGAGTGTGTCGAGGGTAATAAGGTTAAGGATCGAGGGCACTACTGAAGAATGAAAAAGAAGCCCACCAACCGAAACCAGTTGACATTTAACTACAGACTTTTCCCGTCTATTTTATTTAATCAAGTAATTTTAGAATACAGTTATATGAACAATCTATTACCAGATAAAATGAATAAACTGACTGATGGAGTTTTTATTCAGAACGAGGTGTGTAAAGATGGATATGATTCTAATAGATGTTTTCTACCCAGTTTGCAAACAAATAAAGGCAAAGGTAAAAGACTATTCGGTAAGGGATAAGGAACATCTACTATTGAATAATCAAACGTATCCTATGTTAATTTGTAGTAATTGTGAAGAACAAATTTTAAAAATCCTTAAGAACCATATTGAAAAAACGAATGATTTGTAGATTTAAAAAAGCCCACCAGCCTATAGTGGGCTTTTAAGTTATTCCTTCGTAGAACCTTTCGAAGTTTTATTAAATGCCAGTTCAAGACAGCTAGCTAGGATGCCAGACTATAACCATAGTTAGCGATAAAACATTAAAGGGGTAAACCACTGGCGCGATCAGTAGTGATTAATGGGGAAAGGCTTTTCGGAAATAAATAATTTATTTTTTAATTTTGTTTCACGATTTATTTGAGTTCTTTTTTCGATTTATAAAGGTGTTGATTATTAGAAACAGAACTAGCGCAGATAAAAGTATATTAGATATAACTAACGTAGCATTCAAGTTATCTATACTTTTCGAGATTTCGTTACCAGTATATCCAATTGTCGAATTTACGTTACTTACTTGACTACCAACGTTGTTCACAGGTTGAGTTAAATCATTTGAATTCAATGCTTCGACCTCCTCCAAGATAATAATAAATAGTAACTCATTATGTATTATTATTCAATTATTTCCCATAACATTTATCACTTACAATGAATTCTTTTGATGGTAATATTTTCTTGTACCAAAAATACATTTATTTGGAGGAAAATGAATATGTTTGAAGCTAAAAAGTTCTTTACTGCCTCTCTAGCCACTGCTTTACTACTATCTTCTGCCGTTGTTGCCTCAGCTGAAATTTCCCCCCCTGATGAAGCTACTATTTCAATTCAACAAGAGTTCCCATTACAGCTTGATGATATGACAACAATCACAACACCTTACGATCCCGTACTCTATGACTTTATTAAATCAGAAGAACCCAATGAAGTAACTGTTAAAGTTGCGGAAAAGACTTCAGGTCGAATTGTATCAACCTATGGCGAAAAAATTCAAACTCAAGACAATCCTGGTAAAATGGCTATCATGGCAACTGGTACTTATACAACTAGAACTGTTTATAGAACTTATACAGATCGTGAGGTCAATGGTAAGCACTTTGCTGGAGCTGATTTATACACAGTTTATAACTGCTATCAGTCCGGATCTTTTGGACAGATCAATTCTGTTTCTAGTACATATTGGTCCCCAATGGGTGGTGGAGGCAACTTCTACTTAGAAGCTCCAAATGCTCAATCGCAACCTACAGGTAAAGTTAACACTTTCCCTACTAATCAAGTTACAACAACAGGTACTGTAGTACTCACTACAAAAGAAACTTCAGCCTTTGGAATTTCTATTTCCAAATTTGCTTTCAATCTAGGTACAGATGGATATAGTAGATTACCAATAAGAGACGCAGCTTATAACATTAATTTTGGTGAGTAATTAGTTAAACTTATCATTTACACTCGAGCAAGCTCTTTGTTAAAAAAAGAGCTTGCTCTTTGTTTATAGCCTAATAGTGAGAATTATTAAGTTCTTAATTTTTCGTGTAACATTCAAAAATGGGGGTAGCCACTTTAATATTATCAGCTAGCCCTCCAACCCACAGCAATAGAGTTAAATCTAATTCGGTGAATGGGGAAGTAGTTACACCAATCAACAGGCCGATAACTAACCAATCAAAGGCAACATGTTTTTAGGCACGTTAACTATAGTCTTCACGAACTGTATTCCTGCCAACACAAAAACGGTGATCACCGATGCTAACGCCAATACATTAGTTAGGTTTTGATTGTCCATTGATTATTTAACCCCTCTCTTAAACCAGACCAAGATTAAAAAACATCTGAATGATATTAAGCTCTAGCTTTGACTTGTCTGCTGATGTGGTTATCGCACCAGCTGCTTTAGCAGCTGTAATGGCCTCTGTATAATTGCTAGCATACGTTTCCTTACCTGAGATATTTAAACGCTTCTCCATAGCTACTAGACGTTCATCCTGATTTGTTACGATAGCTTCCAATTCTGCAATTTTACTCATGTCTTCCTTTACCTCCTCTTTTAGTCGATCTATAATAGCCGTTGCCTTTGCCATAGCGATTTCTGACAGATTAGCACCCGCACGTAATTGTGAGGTTGTCAGCCCAAAAGTCATTTGAAAATGCGGCGCATCCTTAATAGAGACAAAATCACCGCCCCACTCGAAGCCGAGAGCTTTAGCCTCCTGAACTACCTCCGTCCAATCAGCTACCTTGTCACCGTCACCGTCACGTTTTAAATCCCATGACACCTGTTTGCCATCCAGTAGTAACAACGCAAAGTCTATGGCAAGTCCATAGTTGTGATAACTGGTCCCACCCTTTGCGTTGGTCACTATAGATCCGGGTTTTGTACGTCCTTGTACGTAAAGAGCGTCTTGCTCAGCAATAGTCCGTAACCCTTGAGTTATGATGATTGGCACTCCCCGAGCGTAACAGCGTTCAATTAACACTGTGGTAGCAGCCATCACAACTGGGTTTAATCCTATCAATCTTGTAGCTGATTTGCTCTTTACTTGATCCAGTGTGAGAGACATTACTCCTCATCCCCTTTTCTACTGGCAGCGCGTTTAACTTTTTTATCCAACTCGCTACCTACCCATTTGAGTACTACATCTAAGACTGGCAATGGGAGCGAATCCCCCCACCCTGCCCGAATTGAGTTAGCAGTCATGCTCTGTAACACGTGATACAACGTACCGATTGCTAGTGCACCAAATATCGCTCCAGGCAATCCGAACACCATATCAAGCAGATGTCCTCCCGCTGGCAGCAGTAACATAAAAAATGTCCGAAACACTCCATCAATACCGTACTTACTGGCATAGGTGTTGTCCTTCTTAGCGGCTCTAATACCCGATAACCAATCCATGATAATAAAAAATAAAAGTGCAGCCATAATGGTTATGACAGCATCCGCCTCCCCATATAAAAAATCAAACACTGAAACAGCTACTGCCCCAACTGCAGATGCAGCGATTTGTGATTTTGTCAATTTCCTTCCCCCTCAATATAAATAGCCCCCGTAACAGCTACGAGGGCAAAATAATAACGCCTATACGGCGTAGTTTCAAGACACAGCAGAGTATGAACAAATAGATTCAGAGTACATTCTCATTATCCCCAACACTCGTAGGTAACTATCCCGCTTACAAAGCCGCCATTAAACCCTACACACATATCAAATCCGTTATCTAATAATTGAAAGTATCCGTCGCCAGTCCCTTGTTTGGTGCTGGACATTGCGGCTCCACTGCCGTTCTGCATCGTGTTCACCATCCTGCCAGGATACATCTCGCAGATAGTACAAATTTTATCAGCGGCAGGTGCGGAGGAGTAGGCTATGACATATTTTGGTTTAAATCCTGTGCCAGTAACAGAAATTTTACTATAAGAACCAGCGGCGTAAGGTCTTGTTTCCCCTTTGGTGTACTTTGGAGAAACAGAAGTTCCTAAAAGCTTTTGACCTTGGCTATAAGCTATTACTCCTGCTCTGATATCTGCCGCTGTTGCATTAGCGTCTGAGGTGGCTGTACCGTCTAGCCCTAACATTTCTACACCCATTATGATGTTCTTCGCGGAGACGTGTAAGGGGTCTACATACGTCAGTTGAGAACCTTCGTTGAGCGCTAGATACTTACCCGCACCTAAATTTTTAGGGTATATAGATAGAATGCCCTCCTGCATGTAAGCACCTACGTTTGTGAACTCTTGGTCGCCCATGTTTTTCATAGCGCCCATACCGTTGTAAGTGTCTCCGGCGCTGAATCCATACCCTTCAAGTACTTGATTCGGCGTAGCTTCCCCAGGCAAAAATAACTTAGTCATTAGATTTATTCCTTTCTGAGTGCAGCGGTAATATTTACAGGAAAACCGCCACCTGAAATTGTTATTTTTATTGAGATAGGCGTGCCAGCCTTAGCCATAATGAAAGCAGGAACATAGGTGTAACAATCAATAGCCAGCGTGGTAGACGGGCAAATTTCTAATGTCTGCATCCCTCTATTCATGTCTCCGTAGGTCAAAACGATCTTCGTGGTATTAGCCCCTTGCAAGGAAAGGTATACACTAGCGGTGTACGCTCCATCTACCGTAGGCGTATATGACAGAACTTCCAAATTGCTAGACGCAATAGGGACTAGCATATTTTCTTTTTTGGCTACATTGCCGGATACTCCTTCAATTTCCCCTACGCTATTTCGGATTGGAATCGTGTTAGGAGTTGCGGTTTGGGAAGGTGCATAACCGTTCAGTGTATTGGCGTTGCCGTATGATAGAGTTGTGTTTAATACGTTGGTGATACCCGTCTCCGTGGTGATAGGTTCAACCGACCAAGTTCCCCCTAAGCCGGAAGCTCCCGTGTGTCCCGCTAAAACCTCCGAAACCTCTATCTGAGGAAAGTTCCAAGCAGTTCCAACTCCTCCTAGGAGGATACAGCATTTTGAACCATCATATGCGAATCGCACTGAATTAAATGGCGGGTTTCCTATAATATTCGCTGTAGTTTGCGCCCATCCCGTGGTGAAGTTATACCCCCCAAGAAGTAGCTCCCAAGCGCCTTTGCCTGTAACGTACTCGTATCCGCTAATCTTGATTCGCATCATTGCTTGTGTCCAACCCACAGGGAGGGTTATCTTCATTGTGCCTGTTGTAGCTCCACCGAGACCGTAGGAGGCTAAGTCCGAGTATTTATACGAAGTTCCTGCGTACCTCCTAGTAAGCATCGCTTCCATTACCCCTATACCGCCACTGGTTATATTGGATACCCACGGTGTCCAGACGTTAGATCCATTTCTAAAGCGTGTTTTTGTATTCCCAGTTAATACGTCTGTCACCTCTTGTTTTACAAAAGGGGAGCCGCCGTCAGTCCTTGATATGATCAATACCCCGAAAGATATATTCGGTGGTGGATTTAACAACCCCGTAGCTTGACTCATGGCGTAGACACCGTTTGTTGTTAACGTGTTAAAATCTGTGTTATTAGCAATTGCACTTCTCGTCACAAGTAGTTCAGCATCGTTTTTTCCCGTCCACCATTTCGCCCACGGCTGCCATATACCGTTATTGACTTTCTGCCGTACCCACGTTCCTCCAGTAACACCAAACCACATTTGCCATATCCAGTTACCTACACCGTCATGTACTTCTCCTGAGCTGACGTGTACTACAGCTTGACCGTACCCCGTTTCAGGAGCACCAGTAGCAGAAGAGCCAATAGCATGAACGCCTGCTGTGTAAAGGGTGTCCATATTGAAAACAGTGGTTGTAGTGCCGCCTAATGAGTTATAAGTGTTAACTCTCGGTAGCTTGGCATTGGCGTCCAAACCTCCATAACCGCTAGCAATGTTCTTCTTACGCGTAGTCTCAACTTCTTCCCAAGGACCCCATGCACCCTGATACACGTTCCGCGTGTAGATAAACATCTCACCTGTGCCGGGTATTCCGAAAGTAGTGAACCACTGATTTACGCCGTTGTGTCGTGACACCCGCAGGTGGAACGCAGACGATGCGGGTTTATTCGTAATAGTAGCCGCTATAGATGATGTTCCTTGGTAATACTCCCCTTCGGAAGTGTACGTGTTCAGGTCTGCACTAGCAGGAATCTCTACAGCCTTACGTGCGATGTTAGAAGGAATCTGTGCATCAGGAACTTTAACATTTGCATCTAGTCCAGCAACACCGTTGGCAGCTCCTTTGTCTGTTTTAGGAATAGACGCATTCTTTGCGTTTGTTTCAGCAGCATTCCACGCAGTACGCTCTGCGGATGTGACGTGTACTACTGTGTTATCGACGTGCGTCTTAGTAGCAGCTAGTGTAATGTCAGGTGCATCGAATGGATTGGCTTTTCCTGTGATGGCTTTGAAGTACTTGGTAATCCAAGAGAACCATTGTGTGATAGAACCTGTTAAGCTATAGGGAGTAGTAATCGAAGGATCCGCTGTACGATTACCTATCGTTGCATCTGTAGCCGATCCCGCAGCACCAGCTCCAGGTGTAAGCCCAGCTAACTTCGCCTTCTCTGCAGAAGAATAATCCTCTGTTGAAAGTTGTTTGCCTGATACCTTGTCCACTTTTCCCGAGAGCTGGTTGGTGACTGTGGCCGCAAAGTTTGGATCATTATTCAGTGCATCTCCGATTTCCTTTAGTGTATCCAGAGCATCCGGCGCGGCCCCGACCACAGCTTGAATACGCTGGTCAGTCTCCGTTTTACTGTAAGTGGATGACTTATCTGCCTTTGCAAGCAACGCGGTATCTGCATAGGTTTTGGCAGATGATAGAGCAGCATCTGCTTTAGTCTGAGCACCTGCAGGTGTCTCCTTGGCTTTCCATTCCGCTCTTTCAGCAGCCGTTATGTGCTTAACCGTATCTTTTTTATGTGTATCAATATCCGCAGCGTTTTGATCTGCCAGTTCATGGACGGTCTCAATACCATCTTCTATGTGATTCAAACGCTGAGCTGTAAGACGTGTACCTTCTTGGACCAGTTCGTACAAAGGCCGTCCGGTTTGTGGGTCAGTCTTTTGCTTTCCCGAGGAATCCCTTATCGGCTTGGTCAAGTCGGGAATCTCGTCCTTCCATTGCTGCTTGTTATACGCCACCAACATTCGCCTCCAATCTCAAAACTATTTCAAAGGCAATCAAAAACCCCTTATCATTTTTTGTAACGGTAAGGGGTTGATCTGCCAGTATGTTACCTTCAGCATCCAGCAAAGCAGCTCCTAAAAGCTGTTTGCCGACGGCTTGCGTCTCTGTTATATAAATGTACTTTCGAACAGAAAGTCCAGCTACAACCGTGTTGTAAATAGGATACGTCGTCTGAACGCCTCCTATATTCACTCGAGCGCTAACGATATAACCATTCAAATCTGTAATCAACTTCTCCAGAAACAACTGCTTAATAACGTCTGCCATTACTACCCTCCCCCAAACGGTACTTCAAACCCACAAATCGGGAAGTCCACTCCATGCGAGTACCCAGTACCTTTTATATTAATGACTTGCGTTGGAACTACTGAACTAAATACTGCTCGACGAATATGAACCGGACGCACGTATTCAAAATCAGCCTGCAGACCTACCATGTTAAACGGTTGAACTAAGGAAAATTCAAAATGGATCTCTTTTGCTAAAAAATCCTCTGAAACACTTATCAACTTACCATGCTGATTCCCCAGTTCCCGCAGCAGAGGTAACTTAAAAGGACGATCGCCCCAGCGCTTCCGACGTATCGCCTCTCTACGTTCATCGTCACTTCCCTCTTGAGTCTTCCGGAAGTACATCCACTCCCAAATCCACAATGACCAGGTAGATCTCCTAAGGATAAACTGATTGCTCAAATCATCTATCGTCTGCAGGCGTTCATCCATTTCTTTCTCAAAAACCGAAAAATGCCGGTCTGCCATATCAATCTCATACCAATAAGGTGGCAGCATTTCGCGATATCTCAGTGGGATCATAACAAGATCACTTCCACTCTCAAAACAGATGACAAGGGGAGAATAATATCCTCTACATCCCCATTGAGGGTTAAACTCTCATAATCATCCACGCCAGGCAGCAGTAGCAAGGCAGCCACATAATTGTATATTAGTTTGGAACGTCCACTCGCGTAATCCAACACACGCTGTTGAATGGTTGTTGCCAGCACAGTAAGGTCTGTACCGCTAGACGTTAACAAGCGTGTCTCTAAGCGTACATTAAAGACCGGAGCCGGATGTACCAATAAGTCATGCCCAGCGATCCGTCGCTCCTCCCACATCCATGCTTTGACCCTCTCAGCAAATTCATCAGTAATAGGCTGTCCGTCCAGGTCGGTCAAGTAAAGATCAACGGAATTGTCATGCCGTTCTTTTTCACGGGAAATAGCTCCACCCACACCTGCCATCTCCGTGGCCCAGGTTTCATAATCTTTACGACGTCCGCTCCCAATTTCCGTAGCAGCACGTTCAAGCATACGCAAGCGAAATGTATCATCACTCTCACCTTCCTTGCGGGTAAGACCTGCAGCCCATCCGTGACCATCGAGATACTCAGAGTCCGCCCAGATGGGAAAGCCCTGAAGGAATCCATAAGTCCATAGCATTTGCTGTTCGGCAAGCTCCAACGCAAGAGGGTACCACAAATCATAAAAGTACTCCCCTTCTCCTGTTGGCGGCGGTGGTAACCCTCGTTCAAGCGCCAGGGCTATGGCACGGTTCACCCAACGTTGATAGATCTCCTCTGGCTCTTCTTCTAGGATAGGCATGTAGGGGAGTGACGGTAAATCACTCAGTTTAATGGTCATACACTAATCGCCTCCTCCAGTTCCACTTGACCCGCTAAGCCAGTTATCAATATTCTAAGATGCATATCCTGTCCTTCTCGCACCATCGATCGCACCTCAGCACGGACAATCTCGGTATGAGCAGTCAAAGCTTCCTCCATATCTCGTTTGATCTCTACATCTTCCCAAGTAGACCACTCCGATCTCTCCACGCCAACTTCTTCCCCATACAAGACATAACGAAAGCGTTCTGTATTAAGGATTTTGAGCGCTGTCTGAACCAAGTACTCAGCATAAGAACCTGTCTTCTTCGGATAACCATCTTCAGTAAGAACGGCGCGCCGGTTACGATAATCGATCACGTAAGTCCATTTTGTAGCCGATACAACCGATTCTGTAAGCTCGACTTCTCCAATGTCTGATATGTCCAATTCAGGAAACAAACTATCCGCCACTGCTTCCCACATCCTTTCCGAGCACATAATACCGCTGGCTCGTCATGCGAGAAACAATAAGCTGATCTCCAACCTTCAGGGGGCTGGGAATCGTTAGGACACCAGTTAACTTTGAAACCTCAAGTTGCTCAACCTCAAAAACTGCATCGATACGACGTTCCTGCAGATATTCTGCAAAGACCAGTTTGTCTGCAGGATATGGTTCCGGGTCACCTTCTACCTGGATTTCCGGTTTACTTGGCCAACTCAATAATGTCGCACGTTCGGTATCTCGGGCGTCAATATGACCTTTCGTCTTTTCCTTCAACAAATTCAAAGCATCATTTAGCAACGTTACTCCCTTCTTTCCAGTTCAAGCTTCACAGTGTATAACCCATTCTTAAAACTGCTCTCAGCGGACTCTACAATCCACTTGGAGGTATGGTCCGTTTTGATCAACACTATCCAGCCAGCCCGAAGCCCTGTCAGCGTGTGGTCCTCATGCTTTACAGTAATTTTCTTAATCTGCTTCGCCTGCGACAAAGCCTTCAGGCGTTGCGTAGCGATCGTGGCCGGATCCTCATCTTCCTCAACCTCGATGATCTCTTCCATTCGACCCATGGCTTGAACTGCACCGGCTGCCGTCTTAGTTACTGATGAAGCAAGCTTATCGTCCTTATACTTCTGTGCGGTGACGACTGTATAAGTTTCCTCAATGCTATAACCAGTGGTGCTAGCCTCCATCTGTTCCGGAATGAAGACTGGAACAAGGGTGTTCGTCCCCTCCCGAACTACCTGCAGGTAGAAACTAGTATCCGTCCGGACTACATCTACATGATAACGGTAGCCGCTCCGCTCATATGCCTTTTGCAACACATCCAAGATAACTTCTGAATGGAACATCGTGCCATAACGTTCATCTAGGTTAAACCCTAACGCAGGACATCGAAAATCAATTCCAGTAGTCTTGATATAACGCTGAAGCTCTGCACCGGCCTCGCCCTTCAGGTATGGGCGTGTGCCTTTGTTCTTCGCTAAATACCAGCTCATCTCCCGAGCTTCAACCTCCCATTCATCTGTGAACTCATTTTGTTCATACTTGATGATGGGTCCATGGAAGAACTGATTCTTGTGATGAAGCACTCCCATGCCTTTCAGCCGCGATGAAAAGCACATCAGCATGCCGGCTACCTTCAGATCAGTAGCGTTTCGAAGTCGAACAGTTGCGCTACGTGCGATTTCATCTCGTACTGAAGACCAGGACAATTCAACTGCCGCATCCGTCAACAGCTGCCGATTACTCTCCTTCCCGTAAAGGATCGCAAAATTGTCCATTTTAATCCCGCCCTTTATTTAACACTAGAGTTCTTGTCCAGAATTCGTTCCTTTTGAGCCAAATAATCAAAGTTTCCCTTTTTATTGTCGGCAGCTGTTTTTGCTTCGGCTTTCTTCTGTTTATCACTCTTCTTAGTTTTATTTTTACTATCAGTTTTACCCGTCGTATTAGGCCGACTTTTGGATGACTTGGTTATGATTACACCAGGCTTTAATAGTTGCTTTGTATTGGAATATGAAACAATTTTAACTGGGTTGAACTCAACGAAATTAAATGTAATATGCAAATTCGCCTGACCATCTTTATAGGTGGCCTCGAAACTCTCAAACCACATGGTCTGACTGAAAAGTGATTCAAAATTAATAACAACCGGCTTGAGCTTCCATTCCTCCATCAACTTCCAAGCCTGTTCTGGAGACTGATAAGCCACCGTCTCTTTGCCTGTTTCCCAAAGTTCCTCCCAGGCTCGTGGGAAGATCACAGAAAAAGAGACCCGCTTCAGCTTCGAAGTGAGTCTCTTACTTGTCTTCTCTTCACCTGTGATTACTACAAAGGAATCTATCTCATTGCTGCTAGTGATCTGAATCTCTGCCGGTGTAATTGGAAATGTGAAGCGATTCTTATCACGTATCATGGTCAGCATGATTTATCCCCCACTCTCCAGAGCATTGTACAACTCTTCGCCGAAAACCTTGCGAAACAACGCTCGTCCCTGTGGACTAGTCAGCATCTTGGCGAATTCAGTAAAGTTGGTAATTCCCTTGGCCAGTTCACCAAAATTGATGTTGATGTTCTCAATTACGATATCGCGGATCTCTGCAGGTGCCTGCGCTAATGTCTTCGCTACCGGGATACTGGACGATCTCATGCCTACCGCACCACCATCTGCGTAGGGACGAACACCCAGTAGGCTCCCCGTCTGTTCCCACAATGCTCTTCCTCGTTTACTCCGCTGCCGCGAAAGTGGAATAATCATCTCCGGTCCAGCTTCACCAACCAAGCCCATGTGTGGAGAACTGATAAGCCCACCATCAGCGTACTTCTTTTTGCGCTTTTTTCGACGGCCAAAGAATCCAGAAATGCCATCATACATTTTTGTGGCCAGTTTCTCACCGCCAATAGTCCCTAGCAACCCACCAATAGCTCCGCCAACAGCGGTACCGACACCAGGCATGAGGAAGGTTCCAAGCATTGCACCTGTTGCCGCGCCACCTAAGATCCCGCCTCCAATTCCACCAGCTACTTTAGCAGTCTGTCGCCCGCGCTTTCCTTTGCCAGCGAAGAGGATATCCCAAGCATCCATGGCATATCCAACCGGTCGAACCACTTTACCCATGAGCTTTGTTCCCCTGGAGAAGTTCTTCATCTTAGCGGCTTGTCTGCGCAACTCATGACCGGTTGCCCGTATCTTATAAGCATCAGTGAGGCTGCTCGCTTTACTCATCGCCTTGGTGTAACGCTTCAGACCTTGCCTTTTCACCATTTCAAGAGATCCGTGAATCCCTTCGGCATATCCAGCTCCGTAACCTATATTATCGTTGTTATCATCAATGTAGGCTTTAGCCTTGTAAGCTTGAGTTCGGAAAGGCTGCGCACCAACAATCCCTCCGTTTGCGTAAGCCCGAACGCCCAACATTGCTCCCGCACGTTCCCACAGTTCCACCCCGCGTTGCCGGCGCCCTGCAGAGAGAGGAATAATGGCCTCCGGTCCAGCTTCACCGACCAACCCGATATGAGGTCGAGTAATAATATCGCCGTTTGCATAAGCCGCACCACCACTGGAATTAGGAAGACTCGAGGTAACCAAAGATTTCGCCGCACCTGCTCCAGTCAGGGTGTTCAGAATACCCATAGCACCGATTGCTGTCGACTTAAGTTCAGGGAATTTACTTTGCATCCCCTTGGAAATCCTCGTAATAATGGTACTGCCCCAGCTTTCACTCTGACTCGTAACTGTTTGTATCGATAGCAGCTGCTGCTTCGTCTCATTTGTAGCCGTCTTTACTGCAGTCCCGATTCCGAGCATACTCGCTCCCGCTGCACCAGCACCCTGAACAATTCCAGCAGTACTGGCTTTCGTGGTCACACCCAACTGCTGAGTCTGCCCGGCTGTTTTCTGTGCAGCTACTCCAACAGCTTGCACATTTTGCTGAGCATTACCCGATTCTGTGCTTTTCCACGCGCCAACAAATGTATTCTTAATCTTATCGACCGTTTCTTTTACACCGCTCTCGTTAACAGCACTAGTCAATGCGGTCTTTAATCCATCCTTGGCGACATTGGCCCGGAAAGCGTTGAAGGTCTCCTGTAATTGTTTTTCTCGTTCTGGGGTCAGGTTACCAAAGGTGATCTTTGCTTCAGGCACTACTTTAGCAGTAACTGCAGACTCTTCCTTCTTCTTTCCTTTACCCGTAATCCAGTCACCAATCGAATAGATGCCATCTACAGCCTTTTTCGTCCATCCAGCATTATCAGCCATGGAACCAAGCTTTTCTCCAACCCAGCCACCAGCTGCTGCTCCTGCAGCGGTACCCAATGGACCAGCTAATGATCCGACTATTCCACCGATTGTGCCTCCTGCCAAGCCTCCGACTATTGATCCTCCGGTATTGGAAGCTCCAGCCTTTAATCCCTCGTCCTTGGACGCCTGATACAAGCTATACCCGGATATGCCAATACCCGCAACGGTACCTACAACCCCCAATGCCTTTACAGCCTTTGTTCCACCTTTAGCCAAGCCTTTTAAAACTCCCCGCCTAGCTGGTACATCTGAAACATCTGATATGATATCCGGGATTGCTGATGTCCCACGAAGCCGAGCAGTATTGCGATAGGTAACTCGTCCTCTTCTTGCAGCAACATCTGGAATTGCATCGATATCAGGAATATTAGTAGTTCGAGTGCCTCGACGCGCTCTGATTAAGCCACCTGTACCGCTGCCGCCTGTCGTTGTTCGGGTGCTAGAACTTGAGCTACCAGTACGCCCACGGCGGTTCGACCTACCTCCTGCGCGACTGCCTTGTCCGCCAAGAGAGCCTCCCAGACCGCCAGCTTCATTAAGATAAACAACACTGGCATTTACAGTCATGGATGATAAAGAACTCAGGCTGCCACCCAAACCTCCACTTGATCCACCAATGGTACCACGTCTGAGAGTGAACCTACGGCGGGTAGGAGTGCCTACTTCATCGATTGGGGTTGTTGTTTGTCCTCTTCTCTGACCAATCCAGTCTGTTGCCGTTTTAACACTTTTATAACCCTTTTGGAGTAGTTTCCCTCCTTTCACTGCTACTAACCCTCCAGCAACAACTCCTAAAGCACCATTTATTGAATCGAAATGATCACTATATAGGCTGGTAAGTTTGCTGACAAAACCAACAACTTTCGTTCCTAGCTCTTGTATTTCATCTTTGTTTTCCGTGATCAGAGTATTAAATTCTTTGAGTGCTGGAAGAACTGCTGTTGAAAGATTTGCTCCCAGCTCCTGCATTTGCTGATCGATCTGCGCGCGCGTTTGAATGATATCCTGCATTGGATTTGCGTCCTGTTGAGCTTGAACCATTCTTTCCGTTGTTCCCGCAATACCAGAAGGTGCAGGTTGAAAAGGTACTTGAAAGGTCTTAAGTACAGCACTTCCGTTGTCTTCCGCTGTAGCCGATCCAAGGGATACTAGAGAAGCTTTCAACTCACTCTGTGACTGACTGGCTAAATCAGCAACTAGGGCCATTAGCGCTCCCTTTGCACGTTGCTCCTCACCGGAGTTAATGTCACTAGTAAATGAGGCAGCTTGCTTTGCTGCGTCGTTCTTACCAGCTCCGCGCAGAGTGAAATACTTCTCCATGTCCCCCGCATCGAGAGCCTTCACGCCAAATGTCTCTTTGATAAAATCGGCAGGCTTATCGAAATTGAAGGATCCCTCCTTCACGCTCTGTGTCAAGAAGTTGGCCATTTGACCAGAGTTTGCACCGGTGTTTTTGAAATAACCGCTGTACTCCCAAAATGTGTCGAACAGATCTTTCTGTCGATCTCCGACTTTTTCATAGGCATATATCATGCTGTCAGTTACAGAAGCATAAGTTTCACCGAACGTGTCAGCTGACTGCGCCAGTGCGCGATTGATCTCTTCGAACCCTGCATCTGGCAGGAGATATTTCATCATTGCTGAAGCTCTCAGAAACTCGCTAGTTTGCGATTTATCCCGGACTAGTGGGGCAATATCTGCTAATTGTCTGGCCCCTTCCGTCTGTGAAGGAATAATGCCCTGAATATTTAGATCTTTCACGGTCTGAAGACCTTGATCACGTGCAGCTTTAGGCAATAAGGCCGCACTTCGGGAAGCTTCAGAATAGTAATCCATGACATTCCCGAATAATGCGTCCTTGATTCCACCACCTAGCACTAGAGCACCTGCAGTTGCCGCAATCGTTGTAATCTTGGAAGATATACCATCAAGGACTGGGCTAACCTCATCTTGTGCTCTTAAGTGAACCCGGGAATCACTCATTCCGCGAATCTCCGAATCTGCACGAGATGCTGATCTGCGCAAATCGTCAGCACCGGAGCGAGCTCGCCTGAAAATATCATCAATGTTCGCTCGTCCAAGTCTCCGAGTTTCGTCTGCAGCATCATTGATCTGGCTACCTAAATCATCCGCTGCGCTTCGGGATCTTCGAAGATCAGATACAAGGTTTTCCCCCATCTGTCCAGATGCTCGACGAAAATCCAGTAAATCATTAGTCGCCCCAAGAATGGCCTTCCGCATATTCTGGACAGCACCGGAAATAAGATCCCGTGCTTCGAACGGAACCGTCACTTTTGTTGTCGCTGCTATAGTTGTTCACCCCCATCCTGCCTATTTCTTGTTAGCCAGGCGTTTGGCTTCTTCCTCAGCAATCATCCCCGCGGCAAGACAGAAATAATACTGCCGCTGTTTATCCACATCATAAGGTAGGATTTCAGCTGGCAGCCGCTTCTGGTTAATCCAAAAGGATGCTACCCAGCTTGCTTCTCCGTCTTGCTTGATGAGTTTTTTGCTTCTTTCAGTAGCGCATCTTTCGTCTCTTGAAATTTGTTCACAGCCTTACTTAGCTCAGCGTAGTCAGCAGGATTGTCTAGGATACGCGGTGGTAGTTCATACTTACTGATGCAGTTGAAAGCCAGCAGCAAATCTTTGTTGTTCCAATCGAAATCATGCTCAGTTGCTTTAACGATCATGACATCAATCTCGTTATAGGATTCTTTCGGATCCCCGTTGTCTTCATAGGCCAGCTCATAAGCTCGGCGCACCTCAATAGTGGTAAGGCGGCGTACTGACCAATTTTCTCCGTCTGCTGGCACCGTGACGGTTTCATCGTTCCGACCTGATTTCCCCTTAGATAGATATTTTTCTAATTTATCGCTCATGTATACTACCTCCAATAAGATATTTTTTAATAGAAAAAGACCGTCAAAGTTACGACGGTCTGATTGAGTATTTCGATACTTAAAGTATTAAGAATTTATAAAAAACATAAGAGAATACGACGGCAAATATAAGGGAGGAAATCGCTAAATTTCTTTCACCTTTCCAAGCTCGTAAAGCGTTAGCTATATACAAAACTATCATTCCACCAAATAACACTACTGGATTAAAGCCGGTTAAGTATACAATAATAAATGCTACTACCACACAACTCCAGATAATTTTGAACCATAAAGGATATTTCATGAGGTACCTTTTAAGCATAACCTGCCTCTATTCTCTTCGAATTTGTATACATTGTATTCTCTAAATCTTATTACAATTCCTTCCTATTCGAAGCACTAATATGACTACAGGGTGCTTCTAAGAATTCATGCCATATAATCCGGAAACTGTTCAATAAAATCAAAATCATTCGCGGTACCAGACAGTGTGATATCAATGCCATTGTTGTCATCAATCTTGGCAACCAGCAGATCCATTTCATCATGAATATGCACACCGCTGATCATCACCCGTTCTACATTACCTGTCTGCATGTCCTCAAGAGAGCCGGTAATCCGGTCTAGGAACATCGTCTTACCCGCCTTAAAATCAGCTAGGAGCCTGTAACGAAGAGAGGACTCCAGTTTTGACATAACCAACTTTACGGTGATCTCATACCCGACGATCTGTTTCGTCTTAGACATCTTCCGCGCACGGATAATATCCAGTGTCTCCGGCTTCAGGATAACCTCCACTTCTTTAATGGTCTGAATAGAGTCGCCATTGTCATCCTGTACGGATAAATTACGGCCAATAAGTTCGCGCTCCATCGATTACGCCACCTCCCAATCAATATTAAAGATCTCAATCGCGTCCAGCGGTTTTGCAGACAGGGAGAAGTAAGCATAATCCATATCACTTTTCTTCGTTGGATGCTCAGTAAATGTAAACTCTGAGTCAATCGCCTTCTGTCCAGCACGAGTCTTCAGATAACTAACGACTGCTGCGATAAACAACCCCCGACCATCCTTATCATTGTCCAGCTTAGCCTTGTTTGCTTTACCAGCAGAGTAGATGTCGTTCAAAATTTGGTCAATCGTCATGGAAACCCGAATCTTGCCGAAGTCCTCTCGTTCCCCGGCACCAAGCGTGGTCAATGTGTTCACTGCCGACTCAATAATATAGTCGTAACCATCCCGGGTAGCCATCAGGGTACCTTCAGCCAACCCCTTCAAAACCTCACTATGGCTCCAATCCACTAGCGTCTCCGTCATTGGCACCTTAACACCCGTAAAGGATTTATTCGCAGGTGTTCCAGCGGCTAAACCAGCTACCCATGCTGCCCACTGCAAGGAAGTATAAGTCTTTCCGTTAGAATGTTCGCCAGCCAAGGAGCAATTGATGATAAAACGAGCATTAGCAGCGCGGCTGCGGGTGTTGTGAGCTTCAATATCATCATCAGACCCCGATGCACCACCAAAAACTAGTTGTGCCAACTTACGAGCCTTTGTGCGTCGATCCAGCAGCCATTGCTTCGCCGCTGCCTGCACTCCAGCTTCTGAGGAAGGCAAGTACACGACATCAAATACCAGGCCATCAATCCTATTAAATATACCGCTCCAATTGGCTGCCGTAATCGCTGCGGTACCGGTAACTCCGCCGGCCAACTTTGTATAGGCAACATCAGCCAAAGCCGTTGCACCTGTCTCCTTAAAACGCACCATGTTTGACTTTTTCAGAGCATTGATAGCTTCAGTTTTATCAGCGACCAAGAACGTCTCAGTATCATAGATACCTTTCGTATCCCTAATGACAATCTCTTTCTTTGTTGAATCTACCAGACTCGTCCGAATTAGATACTCAAAATCATTTCCACGAGTACCTGGATAACGGGCCTCAATTGTGTAGCTGCTGGCCACAACAACCGAAGCAGCTACTTCATTCCCATTCGTAACCCTATAACCCACTACCGTTGCGCCATTCTCTGCAGCCAGTTCCAACTCATCTACAAGTAGACCAGATTCCTTGAAGCGCTCGGACTGATCCGCCATATCCATTGCTTTATTCGGCAACCCCCACTCGGCTTGATACGGTATCAAAACACGGCCAGATACCGATAGGACACGAGACTTTGCAACCGCCTGCAGCTCCACATACGCGCCTGGTCTATTCCGTTGTATCGACATTCACTGTTTCCTCCTTTTTTGTCAGTCCCAAATAGGCCTGCACCTTTTGAATAACTTCCTGCTGAGTCAGCAGGGTATCTTCGTCACAATCAAAAAGAGCGCCTGCAATTTCAAAGCGTTCCCGCTTCAAAACCATTGCGCTCTCAATCCACTCCTGCTTACTCCACTTGTTCAGGGTATCTGGAACAACATTAGTAGGCTGGCGAATCTGTTTTTTTAGGTTCATGCTTTAAATATTCCTCCCTTTTTCCGGACCAAAAAAACCGCCTTTCCTTAGGCGGTTAATGCCGTACTATTGTGTCCCGTTAGTTCAAATGAATGACTACGCGTTTGCCTGGAGCTCCTGCAACCTGCTAGAAATTGCTTCATTGTCAGGAAATATTGCGGCTGCACAGGTCTGAACACTTAAAGCGTCCTCTCTGTATCCATTCCACGTTAATGCTTCGGTGATGCGCATAAATTCAAAATCCACTAGATAATGCTTGTCTTGTTCCATTCTATTGATGCGGTGATACTCTTCCATCGCCTTCTCTACTCCATTAGATACGGCTAAGTCCGCAACTATGTGTGCCATTGATCGCTTTATTTGGTGTATATTCGAACCAAGCAATAGATCGAGTATCGGATAGGTTACGCTACCCAGCCAGACATAGTCACAATTGGTCATCACAGAAATAGCGATTTTTTCATCAGGAAGTAGAATTAGATCACTTAGAAAACCGGTATCCCATCCGGAATGCGAGACGATCCTGAACCCTTTATATTCTCCCAAAAACCAGCCCAGACCGATCTGTGCATTTTCTTGCCCGTATCGAGTAGCCGCATGAGACTTCCACATTTCATCATAGCTGCCGGACTGCAAGGCATTATATCCATCCTTTGCAATTCCCTGGTTAAGGTGCATAAGCATATATTGGCTCATGTCTTCAACATTGGTATATAGAGTGGAACTGGGTCCATGCGCCCTGTTATAAGGAAAAACATCACTGATATATCCGCCATATCCATCGGAAGTTTTGAGCACATGAGGTGCGGCAAGATGAGCTTCCACCTCTTGTTTCAAAAAGGAACTTGACTGCATTCCTGACGGTTCCAGAATATGCTTTTTCATATACTGCTCGAAGCTCATTCCGCTAACCTTTGCTATCATGTCTCCCAAAATCTCGTAAGCTATATTGCTATAAGCAAACTTAAAACCAGGCTCGCTCAAAAGCTTGTGATGACAGATACTCTTTACATACCTTTCAAGACTTTGCTCATCGTATTCGGGCCGGTCCCATGCATAATCTTCTTCATCTGGCATGCCCGATGTGTGGTTCATAAGCTGCCTTATCGTAATATGTAGATACCGCTCATCCTCCATCTTAAAGTAAGGGAGGTACTTCGTGATCGGTGAATCCAGATCTACTTTTCCACTCTCAACCAATTGCATAATGGCTGTCACAACGAATGTTTTTGAGACGGAGGCTTGGTGAAACAAAGTGCTACGATCAACAGAATCACCAGTCGATAAATTGGCTTTTCCATAATCACCAGTGAAGATCATATTGTTGTCCTTCACTATTCCGACGGCTAATGCCGGAAACGGTCCATTTTCAACAAAATCGGTTAACATTTCGTGCAACGTATTCTCAGTTTTCTGATATTTGTACATTTTGTCCCCCCAGATATCCAGCAATAGCAATTCAAGTGTTCACTATATCATTTCCTGCATTAACATAATATGGATAGAATGATTTAAACTAAACTGCCCGTTAGCTTAACAACAGAATCAAACTTTAAAACAACCTGGCTCAATAAAAAATTCATTAATCTTCTGAACAGACTGCCCGTCATCTTTAATTATGAGTTTCGGAACGTGAATCAGATATGAATACCTAAACGTAACTTCCATCCTATCATTCTGCGGCCGAGTACGTGGAGCCTCAATCACCATCATGATTCTAAAGCGCTGCGAAACCACACAGAACCGTCGCTGTCGGAGGTAAAGGAAGAAGGGAGATAAGTCCAAGGGGACCGGTTCCCCGGCCTCCTCTACTATATTACGGTCGATGTCATAATGAAAGACCAGACCCACATCCTCGATGATCCGGTCTGCCCGCGGCGTATGAGCCTTGTCAGAGACAAGATCCGTCTCAATGAACACACTCGGACGATCAAACTGCCCTGCTAGCCAAAGGGAACGATCTCGAAGAATCGGCAGCTCCGGATATATCCGCTGCACGAGTTCTGCCCAAGCTTTCAATCCCACATCCATCATGACAGCATCCTCCCCAGCTCTTTCTCTAGCCGCTTCATAATCAGTGCATTCATCCCGCCCTCCAATTGCTGAACAGCGATGTCAAAGTAATGTCGACCAATGAACGACCTTGGCTTAGCCATAAATCCTGTCTTCGCCCTAGGATCGTAGACAAATGTACCATTCGTTGCCCAATAACCTGGGACAAAGTGAGCCTTGTGGATGGTATAACCGTCATTGAGATGACGTGCGTAAGGAACATTTGAACCGACTTCGATAGTAATAGAATTGCGGTCAATATCCCACTCCCAAATGTTATTCTCCTCTCCACGAGTAAAGGAGTTCCACATCAATCCAGTGTCAATCAGATCCTGTTTATCAATCTCATCGATGACCAGGTTCAAAAGTGTTTCGCCCACAGCCTCAGCAATGTTCTTAAGGATCTGACTAACCCCTTCGTCGCTCAGCTTCTTGAATTTCTTCGCTAAACCATCAAAATCATGCACGCTCACTACCTTTCACCTCGCAAGTCACCAATAACTCACGCCAGTAACGGCGTGGGTTAGAGTCAATCACCAAATATTTTCTTCCAAACAACAATACTTCGTCGCTGATTCTAACGTCTGCTGTCTTCGGCACACCTATTGTCTTTTTGACAATGTATATGACAGGAGTGGATTCTGCCTTGGCATCGGTCTGGGTCTTAACAACAAAACATTTTAAATCTGTGACCTTTCCGGGTTTACGATCGCTGAACAGATCGTCCGCATCCTTCTGGCGTCCGACCCTGTATACCTCCAGCAGGGTATTCATACGGTGATTCATAGCAAATAGGCCGTGATGTTCCCATCATCCGGCCCGGACTGCTGCTTCTTGACCCATAAGAAGAGGATGGAGTCCACATCAGCATTGCCCGTGGTCTTCCCTTCAACTGCCTGGCGGGTGTATGTCCAAGCACCATCACTCTCAGCTGAGTAGCCACGAGCGACGGAAGCAAGATATTCCTCACTGTCTTGTAGACCCAGCGACTCCGCAAGCTTCACCCAGGCCAACATGAGCTGCTTGTCTACCACCTCTGGAAAAGAAACAGGCAAATACAGCTCGATCCGGGTCTGTGCATCATCAATATACTGCTCAAGCTGTTCGTCAGTCGCCTCCTGGACGGCGCTGACACGACTACGGCTCTTAAGGAGTGTTACTGTCAGCATCCGGCACACCGCCGCCTTCTAGTGCCTTTAGTTCATTGATAAGCTCGGGCTTCTTCATATCCGCAAAGCCTTCAATACCGGCTTTCTTCGCCTTGTCCTTCAGTTGGGGAACTGTCAGATCTTCCAGCGGAATGACCTTCTCCGCATTCACTTCAAAATCAGGATGCTCATGCAGTTTTTCCAGCACAACCGAATCTTCCACCAGTACCGGCTTAGCTGGCTCAAAACGAATACTATACAGCCGAAGTGAGGCGTTCTTGCCTCGATAGGTTACGTATGCCATTAGAATTCCACCCCTTCCACATAGGCTAGAGCTTGTGGCTCTTCAAAAATCGAATCATAGTCAGAATGAATTGCGTAAAAGCGCTTATCAGTCCAGATTGCCTCCTTGCCCTCAGTAGTCTTCCGAATCTGCATGTCATAAGTATGGACCATCGCAAAATTGGGTTGATAAGTAAAGAGAATGGCTCCTTCTGGCATACTCCAGACCTCTTCGACATCATAAGCATTGATCTTCTTCACACCGCCCATGATCTGCAGCTGGATCGATGCGCTCGTGTCTTTCTCAGCCAGCATCTGAAGACGATCGCTGAAGGTGTTGGGATGCATGAAATATTTGAATACTCCGCCGGCTCTGTACCGAGTTGGAATCGCTCGCTCCACCTCAAACAAAATCCCTGTTTTCTCTTTAGCCGAAAGTGTCTTCCAATCTAAGTAATGACCGGTGGTACGTGCCTTCTTCAACCAGCCATCATTTATGCTCAGAAACTCATAATCCGGATCAGTGTTCGGGGTTGCAGTATCACCATTAAAGCCGATGTCCTGCATATTCTCACCGTAATTGTTTGCCATAGCCCGCATGATGATATCCTCTGCGTTTTGGCCTCGTACCCGCTGAGTCTGGCGAATAAATTCCTCAGTAATATCAAATGGAACAATTACTGGCTCTACTGAATATGGAATCTGTGGAAAGGTCAGACCAGGCGTGTTGGAAGCCATAATATTCTCTTTTTTACTCCGCATGTTACGGCCTCGTACACCCACCTTGTCAATTGTTCCTTTGGAACTCTTCCGATTCTCATGACGGATGCCTTTTAAGAAGCCGTTAGCTTCGTACGCCATATCCGTAAAAGCTTCGACTTCCTCATAATTCAGAGCGTTTTGATCCATCGATGTGACGATGGTTGATTTACGAATGCTCGTACTAGCGATGTTACCGTTTGTTCTCATGATTTGCATTCCTCCTCCGAATTACAGGAAGCGTCCGAAACTAACGGCGCCTTCTGATTTGTTGATTTCTTCTTCATCACCTTGCGCGGAAGCACCACGGCTATTCTTTACCAACTGTACGTCAGCTGCCAGTGTCTGCATCTGCTCACTCAGCGGTGCCAGGGCTTTAGCAATGGCATCTGTAATTGCGTTTTCTTCTGCGGTCGCAGTCGAAGCAGCACCGCCTGCAGGTTGGTCACCTTCGACACCTTCTTCTCTCTTTAACTCTGCAATCTCTGACGTTAGGCCTTCCACCTGCTTTGCGATCGGAGCCAGTGCGGCCGTAACGGCCTTGGCAATATCTTCAGCTTTCAAATCGTCTTCCTCCTTTGGCTCCGCTTCTACAGGAGCCGTTTTATTTTTAAGCTCGGTCAATGCGGCGATCGCATCGTCGACGTGTTTCAGGTTACCTGCGGAAATCTTCTTCCCAGCTTTGGCAATTTTCTCTGGGGGTGTACCGATGGCTTTGACGATATCTTCCTTGGTCAGCACATCCTCAGCAATATCAACAAAGTCCTGCAGGGCCTCCCGGATGGTCTCCGGATCAGTTTCCAGACCACTTTGCCAAGTGTCCCAATTAAAAAGAACCGAGTTGAGGGCATCCTGCGCCGCCCAAAATTCTCGGTTCTTCCTGTTCTTATGGTATTTGTCAGCAACTGCACCCTTCTGGATCAGGCCCAGTGCTTTAGCGATTCTACTCAAGAGCCCCTTGGATACCTCCTCTTCCTCTTGGATCTCTTCCCGCTTGCCAACGCCCCATATTGAAAAGCCGGTTATCTCTTCTTTCTTGATAGCCTCCCAAGTGTCGTCGTCCGTCACTTTTACAGCTGCCACCCAGGAGCCCTTGATGATCTGCTGCTCACCAAGCGTCATGTCGCAAGGAGCAATGTAAGACTCAATGACAAAACCCTTATCGACTTCAAGATCATGCTGCTTGTCAATGTTATAGGTATGCTGCTTCTCCATAAAGAGATGTGCAGCCTTCTCGATCTCAACTTCATCCATTTGGTCATCATGTGCGTCTGCCACATCTGGCTGATATACCACACCTTTGACAATCCGCTTTTCATCGTCAATTTTGGCAATCTGGACCTGTTTCTGAATGGCATTCTTTCTGGCAGCCTTGATAATAGCAAACGGCACGCCATTGGCGCCCTTGTCTACCAGGGAGATATGCGTGATTTTAGCATCTTTCAGTTTATAGCTCATATTCTGTTCTCACCTCCTTTCAATAAAAAAAGCTATATTAGATCAGATGACTCCTTGCAGATTCTGAATTGTAATGGCGCCAAAATTCGTTAAATAAATAATAGACTGACCCTACAAATTGAAACAGCGACAGCAAAGGACGTGAAAATAATGCCCTAGACTGTCGCTGTTTCATTGAACTAACGTGTCCCGTTAGTGCAATCATATATAGTTGCTGCTCCTTAAAGCTTCTAACATCTTCCGAGGAATTCAACTCGAATAGGAGCAATCCTAAATGCACTTCTCCAATCGCTCAGCAATACTTGCGATGGTACGTTCAAAAACTGCCTTATCATTGAGATAAGCATTTTCAATAATATTTCTATTCGTTACTCCATTCTCCTGAAACTTTATAATAAATCCAATATCTTAACCTTGTATGCAAATAATCTAGTTGTTCCTTGAAATGTATAAAATCAATCCCAAAACTTTCTTTACCATCTCCATAAGTGAACTCATCAAGCCGTTTGTCAAATGGATACCTGAATGTCATTGAACTATCATCTGTATTATGTAGTTCGATAATTAATCCGCCTATAGTTCTCAATTCATCCTTTTCATTTTGGTCTGCACCAAAATTATATTTACTTCGAATTTCATTATTAACTTTTGCCCATAAACTATCAAGGCCGTGTCCCTCTAGTTTATCCTTAATTTTATTATCATCCAAACCAGATGTTAAGTATATCCGATGTAGAATAGCCTTCAGGGATAACTCAACAGAGTGCCTATACAAAAATAGTGCCGGGTTGATTATATTATCAGCAATATGCCCCCGGTTAGCTTCAATGGAATCAATTAACTTGTCTGCAGCTTCTTTAAAATGTTCAGAATATAAATCGAAGAAATCGTTGTAATTCCTAAAAGTTTTTTGCCAATTAGGGTAAGCATTTTTATAAATATCTGGGTTCGAAGTAAATAGCACCATTTGATCATTCCTTCCAACAAAATCACTACCCTAAATGATTCGCCCTTGATTTAGAAGTATCCTGCCCGTTAGCTTAATGATCAATCAGTCTATTACTCTATTTACTCAGTCTTCTATTCCTCATTCAAAATGATCCCCTCCACTTTTTTATAATTCATATTAACTAAAAGAAGAAGATTAGTTGGGAGATTACCTTTTTCATTCCATTACAGAATGCATCGTGCAACGGCAGCGGATAATCTCCTCAGCCCGTCCGGATGGATCTCCCGGAAACATCAGCTTACTCTTGCCGACTTCAAAAGGCTTGTTCAGCGGCTGCACCTGGCCGTTGGCTTTACGGTGTGTCTTACGGGTCCGATCGCTCTTGGAAGACCTCCATTTCTTACCGGTGACAACCTCGGATTGTTTCCATCCCTCCAGCTTACCGCCGTTGGCCGCTGCCGTGCTCATGGTTCGAGAAACGGTAATAGCCCGTTCCATGTTAAATGGACCGACTTCACCTGAAGCTGCAGCCTCGCTGACTCCACGTACCAGAAGTGCTCGCTCTGAAGGTGTCTTTCCCTCTTTGATGGCTTTCTGAAAGGCCCGAGTCATAACTTCCTTGCTAGTCCCGTTCATATCCGGGACAAGTTTCTGCAGCTTCTTGGCAAACCGTGATGCCGCCTTATGCTTCGTGGACCAGGTCTTGTCAGTGTTCAGCACCGTAAGCTCCGATTCACCAGCTAAGTGATACAGCGGCGTGAAGGCATCATACACCGCCTGCTCGAACTGTACCGTAAAGAGATCCCCACTCTGAACCGACAGCAGCACCTTCCCAAGCTCACCGATATCAATCAGTAGTTCCTCACTGAGTTCCAGAATCGCATCATGCAATGCCTTCCCTTGCAGCTCAAGGATTTCAACTATTCGGGTTTCACCCTGCTTGTACAACTCTTCCAGCACTGTCCGCTCCGCATGGGTCAGCTCCAAACTATCCAAAAATTCAGTATCGTCCGCTTTGGCAATGAGCTCCCAGCATTCCTTACACATGACCGACTACCTCGTCATGACTCTGCCGCAACAGACGCTTGGCAATTGTGGATACCTGCTCCTGCAGATCGTTCACATCGGAATCAGGTTCTGGCACAGTTAATGCAGGCTGACTATTAATTAGTTGGGCAATCGGTGTATCCAGGTACTCATCGCTGTACTTAGACTCATCGATAGTTGTGTCCAGTACTTCCTCAGCAATTGGAATCAGATCACGGACCAGCATTATACCGCGGTCTGCGATAAAGTCCAGCAGTGCCTTGCGGTCCTCCGCATCAATGATGCGCGGCCCCCTCAGCGTAGCCCGCACGCGAAAGATACCCATAGCCGGGAATAAGCGCTTATTAAAGATTTCGTCCATGATCCACTTGCGGTACGGTTCAAAGACCTGCTCCTCTGCAAACCGCAGTGCGGCCTGCGCCGTAGCGCGGTTGTAATCGGAGCTCTGGCCTACCAAGATCGGAGGCAGCCGGAACGCGGAGAGGATATCGGCCTTCTTGTCCTTCCCGTATTCTAGGAACAAGGCATCCTGCTGCAATAGATCATTCAGTTTGTCCAGCTTAATAGACACTTTTTCGACCTTCTCATCTAACGGACCACCAGTCTCTTCCCCGATGGCTTCCAGATAGAGAATACCCCCTTGGGACTGCGAACCCTTAACATTCTTCAGTAGCTCCATAGATTGTTTCGTCAACCGACCATTGGTCACTGTCAGCAGCATGGAGAGCATTCGGCCATTAGAGAAATAGGAAACGTTGAGTTCCTCTGCTTCCCTACTACCAACCACTCCTGGTGCATTCCCAAACCAGCGTGGTTCACCATAAGGACCATCGTTTCCCAACTTCAAAGGTATGATCTGATTCCCTTGACCCTCTGTTCCAAATGTACGGAACCACACCACGGACTGCCCTCTCTTCATGGCATACTTCCGGGCATAGATATCTTGGGAGAATTCCTCTACCTTCTTCGATGACCGGATAAGCCGCTTACGCTTGATCGTCACCTTATCCGTCTCTCGGGTACAACGAACGAATTTCGGATTGATTCGGTAGAGTGTCGGGAACTCACTGCCGGCAGGCCAGGCGATCTCCACATTTGCATTCCCGCTGCTCTCGATGTCCTCAATCAAGGAGCCGATAATCTCATCCGGCGTATCCTCCAGGTTACAGGTCTCAAGAAACTTATCAGCCTTGTTCCACTCTTCCTGCGCAGTTTGATCACTCTCACCGGGGAGGTACTCCAAAGTAATACCATATCCAGCAATGTTTCGCTTGTACGCCTCGATGCACTGCGGAATGATATTACTGTTCTTAACAAGAAGTTTGCAGGAGACAGGGTCATTGCCTGATGGAAACGGAAGCAGCCCGTGCTGATCGTATAGGTTTTCAAAGCTATCCGGTAGCTGTGCACTCGAGGGGATATGCCTGTCCTCTGCTTTTGATATTTGAAACCACTGTGCCTCGCCACTCATGCCCTACACCCACCCCACATCATGATCAGATCGCTCCTCTCTCTCTTTTTTACGCTGCTTCACACGCTGCAGCAGATAATCCGTATGAATACCGTATCGGCGTGCATCACAGGTATGGTCGTTTTGCTTAATGGGCTTGTCTTCGCCGCGCTCGGCGGCTTTTTCATCCCATACGTAAGACACCAACTCCTGAAGGGAATTGGTGTTATCGGCACAGATATAAAGTTCATTATTCTGAAATCTGTTAGACACAGTCTGAATCCCATCTAATACGGTATTCACCGCAGCTCGGATATTGTTGATCCCTCGCTTCTTCAACTCAATAATAAAAGCCTTTGCTGATGGGTCAATGAAGATTGAATACTCATCGCCATCAAGAAAGGCTTCCAGATCATCCGCATATTCACCATTCGTTTTCTCACCTTTATGCCGGATGTTGTGGTAGTACTCATCCAGTTCATAATAGACGTTCCCTTGGACCCCGTATTTCAGGAATGCCGTTGGATTATTTGCCCCGTAGTCGATACAAATGAATTTGCGATCAAACTTGGCCGGAAACCAGTCTCGGGGTTTCTTATGGACCGCATCATTAAACTTAGAGAAAATCACTCCCTCTGCCATAACCCAAAGCCCTAAGATGTACCGCTGATAGAATATCCCGCTGTACATGCGACGGTACCGCTCCCGTACACCCTCAGAAAGAGAGAGATTATCCTCCATTGTAAAGTGTAGGTGCAGTGCGTGCTTCTTCTGCAGCTGATCTAGCCATTCCTTTTTAAACCAGTGATATGGTCCTGCAGGGTTGCAGTTGAACCAGAGCTTGGCACCATCTACAGAACAACGGGCAGTCGCTTGGTCGACGAAGGACTTTGGCATCAAGGCAACTTCATCGAAGAACATTCCGGCCAGCGTGATCCCGGCAATCAGATCCTGGGAACTTTCATCTCGTCCACCAAATAAAAAGAACCGGTTGCTTATTAAGCCCCGGGTCACAGTCAAAACATTTTCAGATCGATTATCATGAACGTGATACCCACGGCTGGCGAGCATGCGCTTTAGAGGCCCGACCACGTTACGTCGTAGCGCACCAATGGTCTTTCCTGACATACCGAACTGTTCTCCTCGAAAGGTGTCCATCCCCCATGCGATAAAGGAGAATGACATGCAGACCGTCTTACCGGCGCGGACCGAACCATCACAGATGATTGCGTCTTTATCGTGGTGTGGGCTTTCAGGTGTCCACCATGTCAGCACTTTAAGCTGCTTTTTCGAGAAAGGGGACCACTTGAACGCCGCTGGTTTGAGTTTAAGCTTCGCCATCGTCGCTCCACACCCCCGCTGCCATGCCTTTCAGCGCATCGATAAAACCATCATCCTCAAAGACTTCCTTACCTCCACCACCGCGCAACATTTGAAGCTCATACTCCATGGTTTCGATGCGGATACGTTTTTCGTCGTCGGTCAATCGATTTTTGAGTTCAATGGCCCGGATCTTCTTATCTTGGATGCGAGTCAGAGCTTCTTCCAACTTCAGGATATCATCTAACTTTCGAAAGCCTTTCTCTTCAATCTTCGATTCCATCATTTCATTACGGCTATGTGGGATCTTCTTCGTAATGCCGGTCTTCTCATCATGGATCTCCGCGACTTCCTTGATAGCCTTCATCTCGTAGAGCACACTGCGCTCGGTCTCTGATAATCCATCCATCAGGGATTTAATCCGGTGCATCATGCGGCGCTCACGGATCGTTAGAAGGTAAAGGGATTCATTTGCCTGGATGATCGGGTCAGTGTCCACCTGATCGATGAGCTGCTGCTCGGTTTCGGTTAATGCATCCAACCAAATGGTTTCATGTTCGCCGGTGGTGACGGCCTTCTTGTTGCCAGGTGGCCCGCCAGCACCACCGCTATTTCCTTTGGCGTTTTGATTGCCTGAAGGCGCACCGCCACGATTACCAACAGCATTTCTGTTCCCTTTAGGAGCGCCGCGATGTGGAGCGTTCCCTTTCGGTTCAATTGGAACGCTCCCTTTGGTTTCAAGTGGAACGTTCCCTTTGAGCGCATCTTGCCAACGGTCGACTGACTTCCACTTTCGGACTTTGCTGTCCGGAATAGAAAGAGCAGAGGCGATGTCCTTAAGCTTCATCGTCCCGTCGCTCTCGATCCACATCTGTCTTGCCTTATCCCGTTCGGGACTGCGTTCTCTGGCCATGCTACATGTCACCACCCCCAACAAAAAAAGGACAGCCACTTTTATGGCCACCCTTTTTTATATTTCGACTATTCGTGTTTTAAGATCTTATAAAAGGCTTTTTCAACACGATCTTTTTGCTCAACCTCATAGTACATGACATTATTACTCTCTAGTGCTAGTTCACTTATTACCTTAATAACAGGAATTACTATATCTTTGTTATAATCTCCTGTAATAGCATAAAGCGAAGGTTTAAAATGTGCAAATTGATTTCGGAATTCAATCATTTTTCCAATTGCCGTTCTTTGATCCTCAGTTATTACTAACACTTTACTGTTAACGAAGCGAATCATGTATGATTCATCTTGACATTTGTCTAAGACATCATAAATAGCCAACAATTTGCCGTGCTCTGGCTGAATAAACATATCAATATATCTCTCATCAGACTCATTATGATATTTCGCTACTTGTTCTCTAAGACCTCTTAATCTTTTACTGTTTATAGGTTTATAGACAGTTGCAGATGCATTAGATCCTTTGATAGCAAGCACACCGAAACCATACAATGCACCATGTAGAGCGATCATCAACCATTTAAATCGATGTTTTGAATGACTATCCACATAATAACATGCCGCCTGTTCTAAATAGTCTATCGCATTTTCCAATTCATCTGTCCTATAGACAATTTTCGTATCCAAGAAGTACCACCTCAACTAATAGGATACATTGTAAAGAGAAGGCAATCAATTAAATTCATCCTTCTGTAGCTCGATATCTATCTCAATAAGCTTCTTCAAGTCATCCACCGTCTTGATCTCAATCCGGCCGTCCTGGAAATCCTTGACCCACTTGGCTATGCCGGCTTTAACAATTTTACGATACTGCGCCTTACTCTCAAGGATACCAGCCATAACTTCTAGCTCATGCTGCAATAAAATTTCATCTTGTGTTCCCATTTACGTACCCCTCGACTTTCCGTTATGATGGAATTCGAGACAGCGGATGACTGTGAATGCCACGCGTGGCGCGCCGCTGTCTCAGCCGGGGGATACCCTGGGTGATCGGGAGGACGTTAGCGCGTCCTCCTTTTATTTTGGGCAAAAGAAAACCACCCAAAGATTAGGTGGTGGTGGTTGGTTATTCACACTTCTTCAAAACGAAGTTCTCCATCAACAGGAGTTTGTTTCTTTTTTTTCTCTCTTTTGAAAATTGTATTTCTCAATACCCGAGCAATATAAAGTGCCAAAAACAATAAAAAAAGTGTATTGATTAGTGATGCAATCACCTCAGAAAGATTTAAATAGCTATTTAAAGGATTTATTTTATAAATCAATTTCTTTATGAACATATCTGCTTGTAACAGTTGAATTAAATACCCAATAGCGATAAACAAAATACCCATCACTGATAAATATTTTTCGAAAAGCCTTGCTTTTACAATCTTTTCTTTGATTTCTGGGATACCTTCATTATCAAATGGAATAACAACAGCAGTAGAAGCAATGATTTCTCTAGGAGAGATGGTCAAAAAAGTCCATACCAATAAAATTGAACCCGCAAGTTGGAAACTAATTGTAAACATTTAATCCCCCCGAAATTATAAGTATTATTATTTCATATACTACCGTTTCTAGAGAAATACTGCACTACACTGAACGCTAACTAGCAATAATAAAATTAAGTAAAATTGTTTTTTATGATTCGGGATCAGCACGGTCAAGCAACACCGGCTCTATGCCAGTCGTAGCCTGATGCCGCAGTTTAATCACATCACAGAATACCGGGTCTAGCTCCATTGTCCTGCAGAGGCGATCAAGCTGCTCACAGGTCATCAAGGTGGAGCCGCTGCCGCCAAAGAAGTCAGCAACGGTATCCCCGCGTCGGCTGCTGTTCCGGATCGGTATGGCTAACAGCTCCAAGGGCTTCTGTGTAGGGTGAACATATTTGGTTACATCCCCCTTCGAAACCTCCCAAACCGTCTCCGGAAGTGGGTCTTCCGTCGGCAAGCCAGCCCGCCATACCGTTGTCTGTGTGCGATCGCCGTACCAAGCCGGGACTTTGCCTTTCTTATAAGCATAGAACACCGGTTCATGCTTCCAGCGGTATTGCGCCCAGCCGAAGGTGGCCACGTTTTTAACCCAAACACACTGGCAGCGAACCGTAATTCCTGCAGCGTTCATAGCATCCTCAAATTCACGCTGATAGGAAGATGGATGAAAGACATAAATCGCCGCGGTCGGTTCCATGGCCACGGCGTACTGTTCAAAGATAGCATGCAAAAAGCCCGCAAACTCCTCTGCGGGCATATCGTCGTTCATTATTGAGCTGGTACCTGCTTCTGCTAGGCGGGCCGAGTCGCTCTGCACCGCTACATTGTACGGCGGGTCCGTCACAACCAGATCAGCCTTTATACCATCCATCAGCCTGGCAACATCTTCAGCATTCATAGAGTCACCACACATGAGAACGTGCTGTCCGAGCTGCCACACATCTCCGCGGCGTGTTTCAGGCTCTTTGATCTGATCAAGTGCTCCCTGGACGTCGAAATCATCTTCAACAACCTGCAGATCAATCTCAGTGTCTGGCATGCCGTTAAACTCTGTGATAAGCTCTCCGATTTCCTCTGAATCAAAACCGGACAAATCCAGGTCAGCCCCGCCTTCCTGCAACTCATTCAGCAGCTGAGCCAAAGCTTCATCATCCCAGCGACCAGACACCTTGTTCAGCGCCAGATTCAGGAGCCGCTCCCTCTCTGGGTCCAGGTTGACCACCGATACGGCCAGCTCAGTGCAACCCTTCTCATGGACCATCACCTTATAGCGCTGATGGCCACCGACCATGTTGCCGGTCTGCTCATTCCAGATTATAGGGTCAACGTAGCCGAATTCGTCCAGGCTACGGCGAAGCTTCTCATACTCTGGATCTCCTGGCTGAAGGTCTACGCGTGGGTTATAAAGAGCTGCATTGAGCTGCTCGATTGGTATGATTCTAATGTCCATATGGATCCCCTGACTAAAAAAAGAGCCTTTCGGCTCTTTAAAATTTTTTTAAACTCTTTAGCATTCTCGCATGATATTCTGGATCTTCTTCTTCCACATCATAAATCACTTTTCGATCTATAAATTCATCTAACCAACTGCAGTCATAATTATCCGTCCAGCTTATTAAAAACACTTTATTGTTAGTACGTCGTACAATATCTTGAATAATTTTTTCTTTGCCATTATTTTTGCACACTGAATCAATAGGATAAACAATTGAGAAATCAACAGCATAAGGCGTCTTCGTCCAAGATGTTGATTTTATAGAATCAACATATACCCTATGAGGACCAAATTTATAGCCATATCCTGTCTTATAAGTAGTTGTATGATCCTCCAGGATGGTTCCGAAATTCTTCATACTGTTGGCTCTAAATAACAATATGGAGGGACATTTCACTTCAGATATTGCTTCCAAAACAAGAATGTGCTTCTGATACTGATGAGTACCTGTAATTAGGATTACAGATTCATCGGAATTTAAAAAATCATTTATTTCTTTCTCTGCACTTTGCCGTGTATTCATAAAAATCACCTCACAAATACATTTCGACTATAGGGAGAATTATCCTTTTTTTCGCTGTATTTGAGTTAAGTTGGTTTTTAATCTTTGGTTAGGCAAAAACGCAGTAGGAGACAAAGAGAATCAGCCCGCCCTGCTCTTTTCTACGCTCTATCGAACAAACACACGTACCTGTATATAATGTCTGAGAATGGCTTAGAGTAGACTGTTTATAAGCATAAAAAAAGCATCCGTAAAGGATGCCTATTCCAATAAAACAGCTTTTCTTACTATATCTACAAGGGAATTTATTGTTCTCTCCATTTCTTTTCTGGTCTCTGCCAGATCTATATCCCTAAAATGTCCTATCTCATTCCGTAACTTAGTGTATATTGTCTCTTTAATATAGGTCCCGTTTCTTTTCTGTTGGGGGCCATCACTGTATTCGGAATTGACCTCTCCTATATCATCATTAATATAATTGTCTACGTACCCCTGTTTCTCCTTACCTTCTGAATCCTTAGTCAAAAATAGAAGAATTAAATAAAGTAGCATATACTTTGCAGTAATATCTCTATTTGACATCGCTATTCTAAATAAGTTTTTGGCTGTATTCTCTACATATTCAGAAGATTTTTCAATACTTTCATTAAGAATACGTATTAACTCATCTTTATCTTCTTTCTTCAAAATATCGTCTTTCCACTGTCTAATAGCTATATTTGAAATCAAAATTGACTCACCTTGATTGGTAATATTGTATGATGTCAAATATATATTACCGGCATAAATCTTATATCTAACCGTAAGCTCGATAACAATATCGTTCAAACTTTGTTGTACAGTTTGCTCGGCTTCCTCTAGACTTGTGACATCGGATAAAGAAAACTCAATAAAAAGCGCGTAAAGAGGCTTACTTTCTCTACTTATACGAAGTTTAATACCTTTTATTTTCTCTCCGCTTCCCTCGAATTTTAACTCATCTTCAAAAAGATACTTATCAATCTCCACATAATAACATAAAGTGCTTAAATCAGACATAAATACTCCTCCTCCTTAAGTAAACATCATTCGACGTCTAGGAATATTTTTCCTTCTGACATACTTGCCTGCCACAATACTGTGCGGTACCTTCCCAGCGCCCCCATATGCAACCCTTACACTTAGTTGCCTGCCGAGGCGGATCTTTTAAACGCCGCTGTTGTTGCTTCTTCTTCAAAATAATTCCCCCAATATAAAAAAGCCGCCCAATTAATGAGCGACTTCGGAATATGTATTCAATTCAATTGTGCAATAAATCCGATCTATAGAACGGCGTCCGCTGCGCATCCGCAGCAAATGCGCTGCGCTCTTTGCTTAAAATCTTTACGGCCTTTGTAACAAAGGAGGACAAGAACATTTTACAGATCAGCTAAAAACAAAGTCAAAGACACCGATAACGAACAAAGATGATCCGTCTCATATTATAATGTCATTACTCCACATTTCTCACTTTTTCGCTATACTACTTTAATCGACTTAATATTCCGGCATTCTGGGAAGCAGGTTCATCCACAGACTGCCTGACCCAATTGTACATCTGTTTCGAATTTAAGGACAGGTTTGAATTAAAATAAAAACTACTTAAGTAAATTATTGTCTATCATTTGCTTTATACGTCCTGATTCCAACTCTTTCATAGCATTAATTCCAACTTGTAGTTGCTCATTCGAGATTGGTTTATTCATTATTTCGTTGTATGAATACTGTAAATCAGCCGCCAAATGCTGGCTACTGAAGTGGAAAATGTTGCTTTTACTTATTATACAGTTCATTAGATTCGAAGCTTTACCGAGGATTTCCTTCTTCCTATCAACTCTTTGTTTTATCATCCAAAGAGCTACATCAATCAGTTGCAAAAAAGGAGAACTCTCTGAAGAGGCGAGTTCTAAATCCGACAAAAATGTTTCAGATTCAAGAACTTTAGGAATCTGAAATTGATCAGATTGATCAACTTTCACCTTTTTCAAAAGTGAATAACTGTATTGTATATACTTTCCAAATTCACTTTGTTCATCATGGATTATCTTTGTAGCTTTCATTTTATGTTCTTCAGCAATATAATTTAGTCCGTGAAGGAGTGTTGAAATAGATACCAAATTAGGAGACTCATATTGTAAACTCCTTAAATCTTGGACACCTTCCGGCTTTGTTGTTCGTTCACTAAGTAAGGTTTCAGGTTCCTTAATACCCCAATCTAGTGCATCAAAAACTAATTGTCTTCCTCTTGGGTTGCTTTTTGGAAAATCAGAATCGAATTTTGAACGAAACTTGATAAGGAAGTCACGAAATTTACGTGAATCCCCAGATAAATGAATATTCCAAAAATCCTGTTTATCTTTTGCATCCATAATAAAATCAACATAGGATGCAAGCATTTTTTTATTAAATGGGATGTTATAGTGGAATGCAGTTACTGCTGGATTATTGACATTATCGAACAATGCATCAGCTAATCTCATAGAGGATATGTGAGATTTTTCAACTCTTGTAAACATGAATCTTGCGTTTAGACCCTCAATTACTTCTACAAGCCTTTCAGATATCTCGTTAATACGGCCAAACCCCAGTTCATTTCCGTGAAGCTCCTTCTTACCCACCTGTCGGGCTAGAGCGGATAAATCATACGGAAGTGTTGCATCCTGACTCACTATAATACTTCCAGTCCAAAAAAAAGGTTGATTTTTATCAAAAAGATCTATACCAGTATTACCTGACTCGTCGATGTATACTTCGAACTTCAGTGACTTTTGATCCTCTTTTTTACTTGTTTTGATTAATTCTACTTTTTCGGGTTCCACTGTTCATTCCTCCATGTCGAATCATTGATCCTGAAACATTTCGACAACTAGAACTTTACTCCTGCAAGAAACAAAAAGAGAGAGGAGGTACGTCCCGGTTGATGTTGCATCACTGCAGCCATGCGTGTCACTCTCGCCTGATTTCCACAGTACAAATATATCATGCTCAAACCCTAATGAACGGTCATTGTGCGGTCAAAAAGCGGTCATTATTAACCCTCAATTTTTTTTCTTATATTTTTTATTTTTACGAACTTAAAAACATCTTTTAATGTCTCTTTTTGTAAATGAATTAAATAATCATTAAAATTATTTCTGTTAGTTTTAATAAAATGCCTTCTAAAGACTTCTAGAATGTACCAATGTACCGAACTCATATACCTAATAAAATGACCCATATCTAAATTCACTTCGTCCCCCTCATTAATTCCTAACCACGAGCAATTAGTTACCAAGCGACCGTCAGCTTTACCATTTTTATGAACCAAAACATTTCTAATTTGAGATAACTCCATTAATTGGCGTTTGACCGTTTCTTCCACCTGTCCATCATGACCAAAAATTTTAAGCAAAGATTCAAACCTATTCACCCCAAAACCAGTAACATTCTTTTGATCGCTTTTTAATAATTCAAGTATAAAGTCAGCTTGCTCATATCTGGATTTATAAATAAAGTTTAATAGCTCTCCTTTGAGTTTTTCAATTTCTTTAATCGACCTAAGGTTTTCTTCTTCGAGTATTAACTTTATCAAAAACTCATCGACAAACGCTTCTAACAAAGTCCAGATTCGAATTGACAAGAGATTATACAAAAACGGGAAGCCCTTTTTTTCTTGAACTTCAACAAAGTTACCTAAATACAACATTTTTTCTGGAAGATCTCGGTCCTCGTTGATACCCATTCCATGGATTATCTTATTGCGGGTACTGTAAGAAACAGTTGATCCTATGTCAACTATTTGAGAAAACATCTCAATATCATTTAGTTGAAGTATATATGAGTTAAAGAAGTCTTCGTTAATCAGAAGTAACACCTCCTAGTATATTTCTATTTACTTCTACTTATTTCGACGTTCTATTCACCTTTCCTTTCTACTGTTTATCCTCGATTAACACTTCTAATCCAAGAGCACAAGCTAAAATATATATCGCTCTTGATTTCACCCTCCGATACTTCCGCTCACTCATCCCCAACTCTCCGCACAGAATAGAATCATATTCATCTTCATACTCTAGGTATCGTAGCTGTATAATTTCGCGTTCAGCTTTCTTAAGCCTCCCCATTACCAGATCCAGTAGTTTCGATTGTCGCTCCTGCTCTATTTCCCTATCCGTATTCCATACCGCTATATTCTCTGTCGTTCGACTAATTGCATTGGTTGATCCATGGTACCGTGGCTCTGGGCTGGCTGTGAGTGCCGCCTGGCGCCGGACGAACCCGATCTGTCGGTAAACACGAACCGTTTCCAAATACTCCTCCACCCGGCGACGGGTCTCTTTTTCGTCGATCGGGAGGATGTCAAAAGCCAGTTGGATTGCTAATTTGTCGCTTTTCCCCAAGATAATCCCCTCACTCGTGGTATAATTTGAATGAAGGTAAGAGATTGGACCCCCGCCCCGACCAAGGATATGGGGGTCTTTGTATATCTTAGTATTTTCCAAGCTGTTTAAGCTTCTTCCGCAACTCCACATTCTCCAGCAGTAGCCTCCAATTTTGCTCCCTTAAGTCTTCCTGTGGCTGTTGCGAATCGCTAATTTTCTGCCCAACCACTCGTAACGTCCGGACTTCATTATCCGTCTTCACTAAGTACCCTTTATCTACTAATTGCTTTACTAATGAATGCGCAGAAGAGCGCGACTTTATCTTCAGGAGATCTGCCACCTCATAAACTGAAGGAGCATAGCCCTTATGATCGATGAAGGACTTTATAAGTTTTAGCGTCTCGCTTTGGCGATTCGTTAAAGGCTTATTTGCCACAACTAACACCCTCTCTTCCTTAAATAAACTTCGTTTTTCCAAATTCTCCTTATTACTCACTTTCTGTCGGAAGGAATCGAACGATGGAATGTCCAATACTATATGAACTACTTATAAGCAGGTGAACTGAATGACCGAACCCGTAAACTTAGAAATTGCGAGACGCTCTTCCATGTGGGAGGCGCTTCTCAAAGTATCAAATCCCAATAGTGTTGATCCCCAAGTCCTCCGTCAGTTGAATTTCTTCGCTGGTCAAGCCGGTATCTACCGTGATGCAAAAGAAACTAAGAAGTATACCTCCAATGACGCTGGGATAGCTGTCTCTTTGCTTCATACAGGTAGTCATTACGATGATGACTTGTCTGAGACCGAAATTATCTATCACTATCCTCAAACATCTCGTATAGGCGTAACCGACTTTAATGAGATACTATCTGCTAAAAATGCAGCAGAGTTAGGTGTTCCAATCTTCGTAATCTCTTACATAGGAACAAAACGAAAAGTACAACTTGGTAAAATCGTTTCCTGGGATGATCTAACCAAAACATTTTTGGTCTTATTTAATCCGCAAGATTTATTTGAAACTAACGTTGATAGAAACATCGATGAGGAACCTTTCATTGCTATAGATTCAGAGCCTGAATCAAAGGTTACCAATGTTAAGAGCCGCCCCGGACAACCTAGATTCAAGTTCCACGTGTTTAAGCGCTATGGTCCATACTGTGCCGTGTGTGATAACAATGTACCGGAGCTTCTGCAGGCGGCACACATTATTCCTAAAAAAAACAATGGTTCAGATGATCCTCGAAATGGTTTAGTGCTATGTGGGAATCATCACCTGGCTTACGACTCCGGTCTCTTTATGTTTAACCCTGAGACAACAGCTATAGAGATGAGCTCAAAATACACTACTACGGCTCTAAGCATCACCCGCCTCAACCTGAACCATTTGGAAAACCTCCCCCACACCGATGCGCTTAAATGGCGTGTTACAGAATGGGACAAGTAGTAATAGAAACGATTACCTTAAATTTCCGTAGTATTATAGAGGTGATATAATGACGTTTAAAATAAAACGTTGGGCTAAAATTGTATATTCATTAGTATTTATTTTTTCAATATTAGGACTACTTGCTTTGCTAGGTTTTTTGATATTTCTAGCCTTCTTTGATGAAAAAGTCCTTATAAACACAGTAATAATTAATAGAATCACTCTTGTACTTGCAGGGCTCTCACTACCAGGACTCGCCATACAATTAATTTCAATTTTGACTATCAACGATAAGAAGAGCTACAAATTGACTACGAAATGTCCGAACTGCAGGCATCTTGTTGACTTTAAACTTACTGAAGACTGAACGGATGGGATTTACTCCATCCGTTCTTTAATTTACTCCCAGGTCGGCAACTGATTCACCCGTACCAACAGACCTTCCAACTGGATGTTTGAATTATCTACAATGTAATAATCTTCGCCAATGTGTTCTATTCGTGAATAAATCCAGCGGCTTTCTCCATCCGAGTAGGTAAAGAAATATTCAATAGTAGATCCAGAGGTAAAATAGTCGCCACTTGGCAGCTCATATCGCACACTTGAATTCTTACGAACAATGCCCTCTTCTATAACCGGGGATGTGACTTGCCGGATGATGTGGCGAACATCGTTCAGCTTGTCACCAATCTTGTAATACATACTGCGTAGATACATCTCTTGAGGATTCCCCTAGTTGTATCCCCCCTCATTTTCAGCTTCATTGATCATATTTGTAACCCACTTAATTTGCGGTTCCAGCTTCTCTAGCTCCACCTGTATTAGGTTTTTCATTTCTTCACTCCCCTTTCCTTAATCTTTTTAACTCCGTCGAATACCGATGAAAGTTCTCTTCATCTCGCTCATCTAGTGCTTGGTCGATCAGTGTCCGAAGCTCTGCAATCCGATGTTTCCGCACTGCCGTTTCCCACACAACTTCGATATATTTATCAATTGCGAGTGCATAAACCGCGAAGATCAAAGCGACACCTCCCTAGGTAAGAGAAAAGCAGCTTACGCTGCTCCTCCTCCATCCTTCATTTTCTTTGCCGCCAGCTTGCGATATGCCGTCCATCTTGTTGACAATTGCCCACTGGTCATGCCATTTTCATTAGCGATTTCACGCCAGGTTTTATCTTCATTAATGCGTTTCTCTAGAAGAACAGGGAACGGGATAGGTTGTCCTTCATATTCGACTTCAGGAAAGATTGGACGTTCAGCAAGGATAAAGGCGTCCAGGTCTTCCTTACTTGTCTCATCTACAGAAGCTTCACGTAGATCAGAGCTTCCACCGTTCTCGACTTTTTCTTGTTCTCCTGATTCAATAGGATCACCCTCGTAATCTTGGCTGTCAGTTCCAGCTCCATCATTCATCCAATCCGGTTCGAGTTCTGCACCCTCTGACTGCTCATCAGAACCGCCATCATTAATATCTTCTTCAGATGATTGAACGCCATTAGTGTCTTCTTCCGCATCCGGCTCAACAATCTCAATATCATCATTCTTCTGTTCACCGTCCATAACCCCCTCTTGCTGTTCAAAAAGGTCAGCCTGATCTGGATCTTCTTCACCAATCTTATCTGTGCTCATAACGACACCAGAAGCATCAGTGGTGACACGGCGGCCTGTAACCTCACGATAAACCTCATCTTCTTCGCAGAAATCAAAGGCAGCCTGTGGGTCGCCAAGGAATACGTTAACTTCTTCCCCTTGATTACTGCTCAGGAAGAGCAAGTGCGGCAGTGCTGCCTTCAGTGGAATTAGTAGTTTCACCTCTACACTGGACTCTCCAATTTTTATGCCCTTAGCAATTTCTCCTGTGAATTTCGCGTGATCCTTCATCATTCGAATCATTCCCCTTCGGTTTTTTATTGGAGTTGCTTGATCTTCACTTCAATGCGTGGTCGTGCGCTGTACCGTTTCCTTACGAATGCGTCCACTACCTGGCTATCATCCTTCCAGATGATGCCCTTCAGCGCATCCTTAACACCCTTCAGATAGTTGTCCGCATCAGGCTTAGTCACTGGGAGTATATCACCACGCTCTGCAGCTGCTGCTTTTTTCTGACTAAAGCTCTTAGGTGTAGAGCGGAAGGCAGTAACCGCAATTCCGAGAGGTCCTTCCAGCAGCGCTGCTGGCGCATACTCACTTGCAGCCAATCGAACGTAATCCTTATAGTCTCTTGATTTGGCGGGATCATAGGCTCTTGGAAATCCACCGGCAGTGCTAAATTTAGGCCGGCCCTGGGCGACCGGTTCTCCGTAAACCGTAAACTGAATCATTGCGTTTCCCTCCTCGTTGCTTAACCGGCATCATCGCTGTATCAAGCACGTACACCATACCTGCCACCGCTCCAGTCTCATCCACAACCATAAAGTAATTTTGTTGCTGGAAGAACGGATCAATTGGCTTGCGCTTCTTTGCAACCATTAAGATCTACTCCCCTCATTCGTATACCGATTGCTAACTCAAACTCAGCAATACCCTCATCCACTTCCGTTGGATCCATATCAGAATACTCAGCTAGCAGATCCGCACGTCCCTGAACAACTCCGTTATCTATATAATGACGACGCATCTGGTTATACACGTGCCAGTAATTCCGCCCACTCATCAGGCACCCTTGCGGATCGTCCGCTTCTTCGTCTTCCCTTCGACACTGATCTTAGGGATCAATACCAGTTCCGAAGGCGTCTCCCGTTCAACCAACCAATTATCCGGATTAAGCCGACTGGCCCGGATCGTTTCCTTCTGACGTCGCGTCGGCCGTTTTCCCTGCTTCATCTTCTCCATCCCCCTTATTCAGCTGCTTCCACTCTTCAGGCCACACATACTGGCCGTCAATCATCTGTACGACGATAGAATCACCGCCATCTGTCACCCGTACCTCGCGGAACATCCCTGCCTTACCGTGAAGCTGTGTATAGCGATAAACTTCCTCCGGAGTGTTCAGTGTCACCGAAGGTGTATGCCAGCCGCCCGGTTCCGGGAAGCAAAACCCGTAAAATTGCTCTTCCATATTGGCTCCTTTACTGCGCCCATTTGCGCTTCTCAATGTTCTTCGCATTCCCTGCCGGCGTTTTTCCCTCATGCACATATTCGTAATTAGCAAATTTATTGAAATTCTTCATGAAGACAAGTTCGACGGTCCCCACCGGGCCGTTACGCTGCTTGGCAATAATGATTTCAATGATGTTCTTTTTCTCAGTTTCTTTGTCGTAATAATCGTCGCGATAAAGGAACGCTACAATGTCTGCATCCTGTTCAATTGCTCCCGATTCGCGAAGGTCACTCATCATTGGACGCTTGTCCTGTCGCTGCTCAACACCTCGGCTGAGTTGGGATAAGGCGATAACTGGCACTTCAAGTTCCCGGGCTATTTGCTTCAAGGTTCGGCTAATCTGTGATACCTCTTCCTGCCGGTTCGCACCGCTGCGCCCTCTACCCTGGATGAGCTGCAGGTAATCGATCACGATCATTCCCAGCTTGCCTTCTTTCTTCAACCTCCGGCACTTGGCACGAATCTCATTCACCGTTATACCAGGGGTATCGTCAATGTGAATATCCGCCTCCGACAATAATCCAACAGCCATCGCCATGCGTTCCCAATCATCACCTTCAAACTTCCCTGTTCGCATACGACTGGCATCGATCTGAGCTTCAGCACAGATCATTCTTTGTACAAGCTGCGCGGCACTCATCTCCAAACTGAAGATAGCGACGGTCTCCTTCGCTCGTACTCCGACATTTTGAGCAATGTTCAGTGCAAAAGCCGTTTTACCGACCGATGGCCGTGCCGCTACGATAATTAAGTCGTTTTTCTGGAATCCGGCAGTCATCTTATCGAGATCAGTAAACCCAGACTCAATCCCTGTGATTCCGCGGTTTATATCACGGACGTTGTACCGCTGCTCTGCCTCTTCCCAGACCTGCATCAATGCATCTTTGATCCCAATAAACTCACGTACTGGAAACGTCTGGTCTGAGAGTTTAGATACAGCAGTCTCAGCCATTGCAACGAACCCTTTAACATCCTGCTCCTCCCCAGCATTGCGAAGCAGATCTAGGGCCGTATCAATCGCTTGACGACGAAGGAACATCTCCTGTACTCGCTCAACATAGTAGGCTGCGTTCGCTGTTGTCGGCACTGCATGAGCCAACTTCGACAGGTAACTAACCCCACCAACCTTGTCGATTTCCTCGCTGTCCTGCAATTGTGAAGTCAGGCTGATTAAATCAATAGGCTGTTCCGCATTGCTGAGACGACGCATCGCTCTGTATATCCGTGCATGTCCTTCGTCGCTAAATTCCCCACCTTGCAATATATCTGCCGAAGCTTCATAAGCCGACTGGTCTATCAAGGATGCACCTAGTACCGCTTGCTCGGCTTGAAGGTCAACTGGCATTTCAATTCCTGCTGCTACTAAAAAAACCTCACGATCAAGCATTCGTTTCACCTCGAAGCTTCCGCATTACTGTTTCCCAGTAACCTTCAGGAGGTGGTTTATGACTAGACACCCATTCATCAAGATTGGCGAAATGTTCTGCAGCAGCTTCCTTGCTGCGCTGGCTATCTTGCAAATCGCCCAGGCGGCCACGAATATTTGCAATTTTCGGCTCTACCGTTTCAGTCAGAATATAGCGATCAATATTCTCTTGGGCTGTTTCCACCGGAAAATCTTTGAGATATTTATAATCTGCTTTCACCTTTTCGACAGAAGCATCAAAAAACGGGAAATGCTTCTTGATCTCTCGGTAAAGCTGAGCAACTTCAACCACTTCCACGCTTCTTCTCCTCCTCGATGAACTGTTCAAGCTCGTCGATTTCCTGTTGCCGCTGGCTTTTCCGACGCTCTCTTGAGGCTCCCAGGGCGACTGTTCCCTGCTTTGAAGATGCAGGGGGAGTTAGGTACCGCTCAAGAAATGAGGACAATTCATCCCAGCAGCCAAAAATCACGGTCTTGCAATACTTGAACGTCCGGATCACATCCGACGGTCTCCTCCGTGATAGTTTGTGCCGAGCGATTGCCAGATCGATAAAAAAGTATACGAGATCCAGCGGAATGGCCTCGTTCGCAACTTCACGCACATGCTCCCAATCAGCCGAAACAGGATTGATGCTCCCCTTCTGCTGTCTGAAGTAATTCTCAATATGGAGCATGCGCTGCTCGATTGTCGGTTTATCAAGGTCTATTTGGCCTGTGGAGACGGCACCCACAGCGGACGACAGAACCCCGGACCTTGAACTCAACTCTTTTTGATCGTCTTCCGATAAGCCATTAATCCATCTATCAATCAATATCTTTGTAATATCTTTATTAGATCGGCAGTTTTCTGCCGCGTGATCGGCAACATTCTGCCGATCTCTATCTTCCAGAGTGGCAACTTTCTGCCTATCTCCAGTGTCAGAGTGGAAATTTACTGCCGATCTGTTTTGATACTTTTTAGAGTTTCTAACACTGAAAATGAGTCCATAAGGTGCTCTTGTCACTCGGATGTAACCATAATCTTCGAGCGTTTTTATCCAAGAACGGATAGTCCGATTACTGACTTCGAATGTCGCTTCAAGCTCATTAATCCGGATAGGCTTGTTCCCGAGGACGATACCCCAGACAGTTCCCTCTTTCTCCTTCTCCGCTGTCGTGGAGCTGATACACCACAGGAAAAGCCATATCGCTGTGCCTATTTGTTTGTAATGTTGCGGCTCCAAAAGCCCTGAGTATGTTGGAAACGGGTAACTGCCTTCGGGCATTAAATCATCCCCTATAAATCATTCATATCAATTTCTATCATCTTGGAGGTAAACAATCGGATATTTCACCCGCTTCACCGTCCAGCCTGGACAAGCTCGAGCGAAGTATTCTCGAGTTTCCCGTTTAAACTCTTCTTGATCTACCTTCATCAACTTCCAGATCCGCTCCCCCATCATGCTCTGCATCATAGGTTTATCTTTGATCATCGATCTGCCACCCTAACAAGAGCTCCGGTAGTCTCCTGAATCTCTCTCTTAAAGCGATCTGTGTCACTATTACCGTCAGACAGATGCAGTAACCAAATCTCCTCAACATTACGGGTATCATTGGCTTTCAAGAATTCTTTCACATTCTCCAATCCGAAGTGAGAAAGAAGCAGCCGTTTCTTTTGAGCAGGATGCAAGTGACCCGCAGCCACCCGCTTGTTAACGATATCTAAGGAATAATTGCACTCCACCATGATGTGAGTCAGGCCTTTGAAGCGATGCCGGCAATAGTAGGTATCAGTCAGAAAGACCAGCTTATCTCCCGCTGTATTGGCTAGCAGGAAGCCTAGCGGCTCCTCGACATCGTGCTGAATATCAAACGGTAGAATTGTCCAAGTACCAATCGTGAACTGTTCCAACGCCTTTATGACCTTCAGGCGATGTCCTGTTAACCCTCTAGCAGTTGCCGTGCCTGCGCTGGTGTAAATGTTAATGCCTGTCCGCATAATGTCAGGAGCAGCCTTGCTATGATCTAGGTGCTCATGAGTAATAAGGCAACCTGCAATGTCAGACATTCTAAAATTAAGCGCCCGCTGTATCGACTTATAAGGAAAACCGGCTTCCAACAGAAGCACGGTGTTGCCGTCCGATATTCGGTAGGCGTTACCGGCGCTGCTGGAGCCGAGGCACTGGATGTCGATCATCAGAACTGCATCTCTTGATCAAGAGGAGGGACATCATCAGCAAAATTGTTAGGATCATTACCAGCTTGAGCCTTATTTCCAGTCGGTTGTCGTTTGGTCTCAGTAGTTTTTGACTTCTCTGCTGTTGGAGCTTCAGTAGTCTTTTTATCTACTGCTGCTTCCGGTGTGATATCAATAATCTCTCTGTTCGCATGTTCTGCAATCTCTGCTTCCACCTCAGCTTCAGCAATCATTTCATCCTGCGCCTTGAAATGTTTCATGATCAAGCTGCTATCATCGGAGGTATTCATATAAGCCTTGCATGCTCGATTAATGACAGTACGCTTTGCCATCTCACCAGGGAATTCATTATGTGTGCTGTTCTCCTTGTCGGGTCCTTGCTTCGACTTCTTCCATGATTGACGAATCTCACTCATGGTCATAATCTCGGTGTACTCATTACCGTCTTCCCAATAGATCGTGCAGTATGCTCCAATAATCTTGCTATCATCGATGTTTTTAAACGCTGATTTATGCTTAGTGATTTTCTTACGACTGCGAACAATTTCGAATTCAAATTCATCATCCTGGTAGATGATCTGAGCATCGATGTCAGAAGCTCCTGTAACATTTTTTGTGACTGCCATCGTCCCAAAGTAACTCCGCTGGAATGTGAGCTTTGTACCGTACACGATGAAGTAACCTTGTTTCTTAGCTGGATTCAGACCCTGAACAACCATATCCAGCAAAGAGTTAGCAATACTGTCCTTCGAGCAAGTTTCAAGAGCTGGCTTATAATTTTTATCCTGAACAGTTTGAAGGAGAAGCCACGCTGATTTCATGGCATTCTCCGGACTGTAATTTGCGGGGAAGTGAATCTCTCCACGTTCCTGAAACTGCCGGACCTTCTCCGCAACCACATCAACTGTGTCGCGCTTAACAATTGCAAGTGTGCTCAACTAAATCGCCTCCTGTATGGCTGCCGTCTCAATGCGGAGCTTCTTGTCTTTCTCGCTGACTACCAGTCGGATCACTTGCGCATCCGTATAAATAAGCTTGGTAACCGCCTCAGCATTGTCGATGATGACCGGAGCTGAAACGCCATAATGCTGGCTGAGTGTGTTAATGATGTCCAAGCCGACATTGATTCGAGCGGCGTTGTTCAGGCCGCCTTCATACGGAACCCCCTTGTAAAGCGTGTCGCAGACTTCCTTCAACCCTCCGTTGACCTGCTCTTCGAAGAGTCTGAACCGCGCCAACTTGAATTTACTGTTGATCTTGGCATCGAGCAGATTAACCTTCGTGCGGGTGAACTCTTCGCACAAGAACAGTTCGTGCTGCAGACGCTCATATTCGGCGGCCAGGCTACTCTCCTGCTGCTCCAACTCGGCGACACGTTGCTGCCCGCGCTGAACGCCGTCGAACTTGGCTATGTCACGTTCCATATCCTCGACTTCCAGCCGCAGCCGGCCGATCTCTTCCCGGACGCCCGCAGCCGCCGATTGACTGGATTGCCGCAAAGTTACAATTTCCTGCTGAAGCCGAGTCGCCTCGGCAATCTTGCCGGCATACTCTGGATCTGCTGCTGGGTCCTTGACACCCGCGCGCAGTTCAGTCAGCTCGGATTCTGCCGCACTGATCTCCGTTTGTAAGGTTGCCAGGGCGTTGTTCAGCTCTTCAATGTCGACCTGGAGCCGCTTGACTTCCTGCTCAAATTTTTCAGCTTCGGCAACAGCAGCCTTCCCATCCGCATTAATGTGGGCTTTCCGCTCTGCCAGACGCAGATTAAAATCTGCCTCCGCCTTTTCATGTGCCACCTTAATCTGCTCATCCGGAAGAGTCTGTCCGCAAGTCGGGCAGTTTGCATCATGATGATGTTCGAAGACCTCTTCTTTAAGAGCATTAAAATCTGCTCGGAGTCGGTCGGCTTCCTGACGACGCCCAGCAGCCAAACGTTCATACTGTTTAATCCGCTGCTGTTTATCTTCGATGTTTCGACGGTACTGGTCGAGCTTCGCATGCTTCAGGTTGACAGCGTTCCGCTTCTCAGCCATCTTATTCAGCACCGATGATTGGAGCCGGGATTTAATATCGATCTGCTCTGCCTCAACTTCGCGCAGGCGCTTCTCCTTCACAGAAACCTCACCACCGGAGAGAATGCGAGACACCTCTGCCTCTCGGGACTCGATTCGACTACGCAAAAGTGCAACATCTTCCTTTAGTAGCTCTTCATCAAGATCAGTCGCATCCGGCATCTGCCGCTGAACCTCGCTGATGCGGACCGGCAGCTCCTTAATTTCCTTGTTAATAGCTGCACTACGAGCAGTAATGACTTTCTTATGAGCTTCCATTTCACGACCAACCAAGATTGTAGGAAGCCCGGCCAGCTCCTTGTTACTGTGAATGACTTCGTCATCTGTCAGATCACCGGAAACCTCCAGCAGCACCTTGCGTCGATCCTCTTTCTTCAACACTTCATTGAAATATGAAGGGCTGGTTAGCAGCCTGAACAAATCTTCCTTGATGATGGAGTCGACCTCAGTCTGGAACTCCCGCATGTTGAGTGGGACGCCGTCGACATTATAAGTAGTAGTGTGGCCCTCGAAGCTCTCAACCGGTGCGCCACGCTTCTTTGTCCACTTCTCGGCGTATACCCGACGGAAAATCCGGCGGTGGCCATCTACCAGGAGAGTGCCTTCAATTTCATGCTCAAGCTTGTGATGTTGAACCATGCCGACAATATTCAGCTCTTTGATCTCGAATTTCTGTTCTGTACGATTCTCACTGTCTTTGCCGAACAGAAGCCATAGGAAACCGTCGAATATCGTGGTCTTTCCTGTGGCATTATCGCCGAAAATGTCAATATCCCGGCCAGCAGCCGGAACATTGAATTCCTTAATTCCTTTAAAATTACGGAGCGTCAAGCGCTCCAGAACAATACGCTTCAAGCGATCTCCTCCTCGATTGCTGCATTACATTCAGCATGTAAGATCATTTGTTGATCAGGTGTCTCTGGATAGCGGATACCATCCAAATAAGTCCGGATTTTGTATTCCAGCTCAGCCAATTGCTCATTGCTAAAATGATGCTGAATGGATTCCCCGCCTTGCTGGATATTTAGAACCGGAGGATTAAAGTAGGTCTCCGCATCGATGATTATGTCAACGGTTTCCTCATGTAATAGAAATGTGTGCGTTCCACGCATGGATGAACTCCCCCTCTTGTGTAGTGCGCCCCCAGCATGATATAGTGGGGGCAAGAAAATTTGATTTTCAAAGAACTGAGATAGCCCATGCCAGTGGGCTATTTTTCGTTGTCGTGTTCAGCAATTTGCTTGTAATCCACGATTACAGGAGCATTCTCGACACTGGCTATCATGTGGCCATCTTCGTCTAGAACGACATACTCCGAATGAACATGGTCCTCATACTCAGAACCAACCTGCTTAATCTCAATTACTTCATGGCTATCAATCTCGGTTCCAACTTCAAATACTCGTGTAGGATTACTAACCACTGTTAACTTTTGAATGATTTGCATAAGCTGCCTCCTTTCATATGTACTTGATGCGTCAGCCGCATCTTGGAATCCCGGACGGAGGAAAGGTTATTTCTAAGGTCCGACATTCCAAGACAGGGGCCGAAGCCCGTGCCTGTCCTTCTTAAATCTTTGCTGCTGCTGCCATTTGCTGAATAACTGAGCGGCTGTATAGTTTCCCTTCAAAAGGAACCAAATCTTCCTGGCTACCAGTGATCGCACAGCCGGGTGCATACTTGCGGAAGATGATCTTGTCGTCGTCAACAAAGATCTCTACAGGGTCTTTGATCTCCAAATTCATAGTGCGACGTAATTCAATAGGGATAACGATCCGTCCAAGCTCGTCCAATTTACGTACAATTCCAGTTGATTTCATATTATTAGCCTCCGTAAGATTATTTTTTAGAGTTTATTAATGCATTTGAATCTCAAAGGGTAACCTTGTGCTTTTCACGCTTCGGGTTTAGAATGGACATCAAGAGATTCTCTAACCGAGATTTCAAACCAAGTGACTGCCCTGCCAGGCGGTCATTTTTCATTTCTACTTCAGCGATGCGGATCATATTATTCAGATAGTCTTCAACATCCTCAATCCTTCCTGGTAGAATCACATCCGGATTCTTCCGGATCATCTGCAGGTTATGAGCTGCATGCTTACCCGCTTCTCTTGCCTCAGCAACCAATTGTTCTCTTTCCAAAGCGCTCCCTCATTTCAAATATTTTTTAACTTTTAGCTCAGCTCGATGCTCCTTCCAAGTTCCCAACCAACTAAAGGAATACTCTTTACATAGCACTGCAGCCAGATGAGTCAGGGCCGTGATAGCTTCCACCGTTTCCATAAGCAGTCGTTTTATTTGATGTCGCTCTGCATCCGTTATTTGTTCATTAGTTTTGCTGATTGGTGCTTGTCCCGATGCCACAAGTACTTCCTTCATCTCCTCGACAGTTTTTATTAGGACGCTTGCTCTATGCAGATCCACATTATCCAGCCAAGGTGAGAAGGCTCCCCCAGAAACATCTGCTACTGCTGCCAAGAAAAGCTGTCCATCATCGTAGTGCTCAACCGCTGCCTTCATGACTGGCCTAGAAGCTTTACGCGTTCCTTTAACGATTTTCCCGATTTGAGAAGCATCGACATTAGCTACTTTTCCAGCAATATGCCGGTTATCACCAGCACGTTTCAATACGTCTTGTAGTGCAGTTCCAAATTGTCCGATTGCCAACTAGATTTCAACTCCTTTGTCCGTTTTATGGGATGCTATCGGACAGAGGCCTGATGTATGATGTTGTTAAGCGATTCCCCTTACCGCAATCCCTGCCCGCCGCTGCCGATAAAGCTCGGCGGGTTTTCTTTATCCGATTGCATGTCTGCGTTTAGCTTTGAAATCTTCACCAGCGTTATTATCGATCCACTCGGTGTGTTCATCGATCCACCGAAGTAACATAGCTGTCGGTATCCGTGGATTACCAAACTCACGATTCACTGGAAAGTCTGGACGTCTCATAACCTCAGTGGCTGTTGGTCTGCTAATGTCCAGAAGTTCCATGAACTGCTTAATGCTAAGCACTGGCGGTAGTGAAGTCGGGATTTGTACTGCGTAAACTTCAATTGCTCGAGATACAACCTTTTCAAGCAACCGTTCTAAGTCATCGCTGTCCATCACAACTATGGACATTTAGATCACCTCCTTGATTCAAATATGTTCCTTTAAGGAACTTTCGTCTTCAAAAAAATTTTCCCATGGAAATTTAAGAACACTAGCAATAGCTTTTGCAGCGGGAACAGCAGGAGTTTTAGTACCGACTTCAATATTTGTATAGTAACTCCGCGATATACCTGCTTCATCAGCTACCTGCTCATGAGTTTTACCTAATGTCTCACGAAGTTCTTTCAACCAACTCCTCATCCAGCATCACCTCCATTGTTCCTTTAAGTAACTTTATAACTTGATTATATGTTACTTTAAGAAACATGTCAAACATAAATGTTTCTTTTAAGAACATTTATATCAAGTTTCTTTTAGGAACATTATAATAGTCTTATCTTGTATAGTTGGGGTTGTGTACATGGAAATAGTAGGGAAACGAATAAAAGGTGAACGAGAGGCCTTAAAGAAACAGGATCAAAAATGGACTCAAGAATTTGTTGCAGATCTTATTGGTGTTGCTAGGGTAACCTACACTGCTTATGAAAATGGAACAAAATTACCACCAGTAGATACATTGAATAAAATAGCTGACACATTTGATTGTGACACTGATTTCTTAAGTGGAAGATCAAATATACGCAAGAAGCCTGAGAGCAACCTTACTTTCTACGGTGGGCCAAATGACTGGACAGAAGAGGAATTTAAAGCGGCTGATGATTTTATAAAGGAAATCAGAGAGGCACGACAAAGAGCTTTAGATAAAGCAAATAAAGAGCAGAAATAAAGAGGTTTTACACATAGCCAGCAATGGCTTTTCTTTTACATACAAAATAGAACATATGTACGCTAATTGGAGGATTTAACATGAACTTATCCAAATACTTCAAAACCCCGTTGGAACAAACTATTGAAAATCACTACCTCTCCAGGGCTATATTGGTACCAAACGATTTGACTATAGAACGAATTTCTGAAGCTTTTAATGTTGAAGTGCATTTCAAAAGCGTTAAATCTTTTTCTGATAATGAATTATGTGTAATTGTTATCAACCAACAGGATGAACGCGATGTACAGCATAAAACATTCTTCCACGAGCTTGGACACGTGCTCCGCCATGTTGGGGATCAGCGTCAAATTTCGGAGCTTTTCCAGCAGATGCAAGAAGCTGATGCCGAACGATTCAGTCTTTACGCAGCCATCCCCTTTTTCATGCTTGAAAAATTGCAGCTCCCTGCTTTCGAAGAAGAAGCGGCAGGTATAGTTGCAACCGTATTTCAGGTTCCTCCAGAATTCGCACTGTTGCGTCTGAAACAGATTCGCGAGCGTATTGCTAGCGCTGAATTCATGACGGCTTTTACATATACTGCTGTGGCCAAGGAAAACACTTTACCATACACGACAACTCCTGAGCCAATCATACGAGGTGTTTACGGGCTTGACGATTTATCTAGACCCCACACGCTTATCATTGAACAACGTGGAGGTTTTAAGTGGGATCAGCCACTCTACATCGAGGTTAATGGAACCTTTAAAAGCGTGGATGTCCATCCAAACTCTAATCGGAATAGCGCTGTTGTTCGTTCAAGTGATCTTTTAATCCCTCCGAGCCGTTCTGGATACGTAATGATCGACATGGAGCGAATTGCTTCTCGACTTGGACAAAACGCAAACAAATTGTTTCTAACCATAGAAGCTTTAGAAGATGCTATTAATTTTTAATTTAGGAGGACCTACTCATGGCCAGCGTATTTAAAATACCTGCAAAGAACAAACAAGGCTACAAGTGGAAGTGTGTCATGGAGGGTCCTCCTGATCCGGTCACAGGCAAGCGCCAACAGGTACCGAGGGTACGTGATACTCAGAAGGAAGCCATCGCCGCAGCTCAGGCAGTTGTGGATCGTATGAAGGGTGGAACCGATACAAAGCGAGCCAAAAAAATGAAATTCAATGAGGCTGCTCAAGAATGGCTACAAGATTATATTATTACTAGCGGAGTTAAAGGAAAAACTGTGGAAGCTCATGTGTCCGACATTAATTTACTGAACAAATATTATGGTGGCGCTAATATCGATAAAATAACACATAACCAACATCAAAAAATGCTCAACAATTTGTTTTCAGAAGGATATGAGATAAACTCCATCTATCGTTATCACTCAACAGCAAATTTAATATTCAAATGGATCATCAAAGAAAATTTACGCATTGATAACCCTTGTCAAAACATAAAAATGCCTAAAAAACAACAGACAGTTTTAGAAGCTAAAAACAACGCACTGGAAGAAAAATTTCTGGAAAGAAGTGAAATTGAAGAATTTCTGGAAGTACTACAAAATCACGGTTTAGGTGATGATCTAGAGACGTTTTATTTTTTGCTGTTTAGCGGAGTGCGACCAGGAGAATTTTGTGCTTTAGAGTGGCCTGATTTCAACTTCGAAACTCATGACGTTCATATTTATAAAACTCTTCACTTTCCTCAGGGTGGAAGTGGCGCATACCAATTAACACCTCCAAAGACTACCGGATCCGTCCGGACCTTTGATGTGGATGAATTCATCGTTGAGATGTTTAAGCGGTTAAAGGTAACACAGTCCTCTCGACATAAAAGATACAAGGAGCTCCACGATGACTTTGTAGAGACTCAGTTTATTTTGACCAATAACAACGGAACACCTTTTACAAATTGGAAGTTAGTTAACCGCATGGCTCGGCTAATGAAATTAACAAACATCAAGAAGCACGCAACTCCTCATATATTTCGACACACGCACATCACGATGCTAATCGAAGCAAGTATAGCCTCTGGCTCTCAGATTGATCTCAAAACGATTATGAAGCGTGTAGGTCACGATGATGCAAAAACCACACTCAAGATTTATACCCATGTGACAGAACGAATGATGCAGAGCAGTAGTGACAAACTAAAAATCCACTTCCAAAACATATTAACTCCCAAGGATCTGCCGAGAATGTGA